GTGGTCTATAGACGGGTAGAACTTGCGGATGTCGATTTTCAGACAGTATAGCGGCCTGCCTGCGTACTTGCGGATTACCCTGTCCACATGGCGTGCGCATCCCTCGATGCCTCGCCCCTTGATACAGGAGAAGGTGTTGTACGTGAACACACTTGTCCATATCGGTTCGAGGACGTTCATTATGGCGTGGTGTACGATGCGGTCAGGATAATACGGTAGTCGGAATATCAGCCTCTCCTTGGGCTCGTGTATCGTGAATACGTCATAGGCGGACGTACGGAAGGTCTTCGTTCGCAACGCATCGTGTAGGGCGAGGATATTTGCCTCACGGTTGCGGTCATGGACACGCACCCCGTATGTGCGGAGCTTCCCCCGCCGTGCCTTCTCGTCGGCCAGGCGGAGGTTCTCCACGGATATTATCCTTTCGTACAGGTTGCCTATGCGCTTCATCGCTTGTTGTCTTTGCTTTTCGTAATCGGAGTTTTCGGTAGCCCATACAACGGGCGTTCCTACCGACACCTTTCTGATTTTCCGAAATCTTTTACCAAGAGGTAAGGTCGTCGTTCCCATATATCGTTTTTCGAGCGTTTGATCGTCCGATGAAAAGTATAGGTGAGAGCCGATGTTCGCATTCGTATTCGAGGGGGCGTTATTCGAATTCGCATAGGCGAAGCCTGCATTCGCACCGTTATTCGCATTACCGCCGAACAGGACACCTCGGGAGCGACCGACCTGTCGAAATTTTAACTATTCAAAATAGAACCTGTTCCCGCTGCCTCGCAGTGTCACCCGGCGAGGGAACTTGTCCATTTCGCGGATTTTCTTCAGGATGTAGAGAATGTCTGCCGATCCTGTGAAGAACTTCCGCGATTCACTGTCTGGACTGTTCCGATCGGGCTTTATCTTAACGAGCGTCTGACCTTTCGTGCCCTTGCTCTTGCTGAAGCGAGTGGGAACTTCCTCGATGAAGTCCACTACCCAGAACGAGGTGTTCACGAGCTTTGACTGGGTTGTTTCTTCGCAGTTGAAGCTACGGCAGTTCTCGTCCCGAGGGATGCGCAGGAATCCCAGCGATCCGTCGTCCATGTTGTTGTTCTCGTTGTTCATATCTGTTCAGTGCTTATCGGTTAATCGTGTGTAGCGTGTCCGTGCGGACGGGGGACGTGTTATGCGGGGATAAAGCAAAGGCGAGAGCCGAGGGTCGCAGTCGTATACGAGGGGGCGTAAGCCGAAGCCGCATAGGCGAAGCCCGCATACGCACCGTAAGACGCATGACCGCCGAACAGGACACCGCGCAAAGCCTCGGTTGTAGGAATGTTGGTATAATGATAGTCGCAGAAATAGGTTGTAGATCCGCCACCTACTACGGATGGCATGATCTCGCCGCCCTCGCCGAAAATCACCTCCTTGACATATCCTTCTGCACGGGCCTCGTTGCCTACATGGGCATATCCATCATATCCGCTATCCGAGAATTTGGCCGGATCGGTGCAGACGAATACTTTACTCAACCCGTCTCCGCTATTCTCCTCGGTAGGGCTGATGCGTACATTGATTCCATCTGTCCATTGCCAAATATGCCCGAACGGATTTTCAATGCCACGATAACGGGGCACTTTTACTTTCTTGATAGAGGAATCATATTCGGCTGGCATGGAATATTCTACTTCGCCCGTGCCATTACCCAATTCGTCGGTATAACCGCAAGGAATGAACGGATAATAGCTGTTAAACGTATTCCATTTGCCACTTTCAAGAGTGGTTACTCCATCTCCGAGACCTCCCTGTGCATATCCGTTGCTATCCTTTTGGGCATTGAATGCGGCCTGTGAGTTGAGAGTCGCATATTCGATAACGAAAAGCCAATACAACTCCTTGTGAATATCGTAGGTCATACAGTTCCATTCCGTAGAACCGCTCTTGCGTTTACGGGCATAGTTACGGAAGTTGATACGGGAAATCTGTGTCGCCGGCCTCCCCAATACCGAACGATAGCTACCGTCCCAGTCGGCTTGATTATTCCCACCTCGATAGTCTGCATCCATATTTACTACCGAGCAAAGGGTCGTTGTACTACGCTTTACGGTAGCTTCATACGCCGAAACATATCTTTTCCCGACAACGTGATAGCCGGGAAGAGGGTACTCGCTGATACGCACCCGACGTTTCGTCCCGTCCGTCTCGAATTTGCGGTAGTGCATGGGAAGTTCTACCATGACCTGACCCCGCGATCCGTCGCGCGTCTGTCCTGTCCAATTTGCCGGATTGAGATATTCCACTACCTCGCCGTCGTCGTTGAGCAGGCAACCTTTCATGCGATTGTGGATCGGCAGGCTCTTGTGCAGGGAGAGGTTGCCAATACGGGTGCAGGCAGGCGATGATACGGAGGTATCGAACTCGATACCGTAACTGCATTCATCCTCCACATACGGCAGGAGGGTTGCGAGGGCCGCCTTTTTACTCTCGCCGTTTTCAAGTACCTCGCAAATAAGGTCGAACGGATTGGTCCCGGATACATTCGGCAAGTCGCTCAATCGCTTGCCATTCTGAAAAGCCTCGATGATCTGTTCGAGGATTGCTTCTTGTTCTGCTGTCATAGCTATTTGTCGTTTAAGAATTTGAAAACCGTTTTTCCTTTCGATGCGATGAACATCACTGACGATGCAGTATTCAGCCGCATTTTCTTTTGCCTACGGGATGTCGCCCATTGGCGCAGCCGCCGCGATAGAGAGATGAAAACCGATACGATCATACCTTCTCGACGTAAGTTCCTGCGCCCCAATAGAGGTCGTGAGTGTTGAGAAAATCCGCATTCGGCGCGATGGCCTTGATCGCCATCGGCGACCAATCGTTGAGCACTACCGGAGCGTCAGAAAATTCGTCATCCTGATAGCATTTCACGCTCAATACGGTGTCCACGGTGGAGCTGCCGTATTTGGGTCTGATGTAGATCGAGAACAGCGCGTTATTCGGCAGGCTGAACCCGTCTGCGAGGTTCTCGATCTTGCCGTGAGCGAGGATGCGCCCGCCGTTCATAAATTCGCTGATGTAGCCTTGTCTTGCCATAGCTTGATAGAGTTTTTAGTTGAACCTGAAATTACCGTTTGCCGTTAGGCGGATCGACGAAAGCGTTACCAATCTGATCGTGGGCTTCGATACTTTGATCTGAATCGTTTTGTAGAGTGCCACGTTGCAAGTCGGTATGACATGAATTATGCTTACCCCGGAGGCGAGGATCGTGATGCGTCCGTCGGGAGTTACCGATACGGCTTTATTATCGCCGAGGAATAGCACATTCGGCTTGATACTGGCCGGAGCGAGCGTAGCGCGTATGAAATTCTCCGCCATATTACCGACCAATAGATTGGACGGGTATTCCACCGTCATAGCCGTAGGCACGAGATTTAGCGGCTCCAGTTCTCCGGCTGCGGCGATCACCTCCTCACAATTCTCTTTCGCGTCAATCGCGGCCGCAGCGGCATTCTCCGCGTCCTTTGTCGCTGTATTGGCGGCAGATGTTGCATTTTGCGCCATTTGCGCGGCATTGTTCGCTGTTTGCGATGCGGAGTTGGCCGAATTGGCTGCATCGGTTGCATCTTTCGTCGCTGATTTCATGCCATCTACAACCGACTGGATATATTCGAGAGATACCTTTACACTCTTATTGAATATATCGACACCGATCGTCCATAATCCTTTGAATGATGTACATTCGGGAAGTTCTGAAATTCTGATTCTTTTCATATCCTTTCGTCATATATTTGTCAATTCCAAAGCCTTCATTCTGCGTAATACCCAGATTCTGACGGCTGTGAAGTGACACATGAATCGGACTGTAACTGTGCTATGTCTTCACGCATATCTACAGCATTGGTATTGTCCTGTGTGAAAATCAATAGGCCATCTTCCGAGGCAAGCAGGATATTCTCCTTGCCGATTCGCAGGTCGTGCGTAAAGGTCACAGTCAGCGAGAATTGCAGCCATATCCTTCCCGTTGGCTCGAACTTTGTTACTTGACAGCTTTTGTAGTAGAACGGAAACTCCTGCTTGAGAGCTTCTACGCCCAACAACCGCTCGCCCGGGCGTATGAGGTCGTAGAGCAGCGCGTCGTAGTTGCGCCATAGGCCGTCGAGGCTCTCCGCTCGCATGAGACATTGCAACTTGACGTCTTTGCTCTTGTAGGTCACGCTCCCATCTCCGTCATAGTTCGCCCCCGGCAGTATGCTAATATTGCGCAAGAGGTTGAGCTTTACGGCGGCTGACTTGACAACTTCGTCGAATGTCCCTTTGAGCACACGTCCTCCGTAACTCGTAAGTGGAATCCCGTCGAGAGTGTAGCCGTCGTCGTAGGCCATGTCACTCTCGGGGGCTAGGTATGTGTAGCCGTCGAGCGGGAAATCGTCGGCGAACTTTAGCGTCGCTTGTCCGAGAATTCGCGCCGCCTTCATATTTGGCTGCTGGGTGAGGCGCAACCGGTACGATCGGCCTATCTCATCGCAGGAGAATGTGTGGTACGCTCCGTCGGATAGGTAGTCGAGGAAGTCCGGCAGACCCGCGAATTCGTCCGCTACGGCGAACTTCACGGACACCTCCCGGGTGTTGAGCACGGGGGCTGACAGGTCGGCCTCGATGCCGTCCTCCTCCTGCCAGTCGTTTGCCTTGACGGTCTTCAACGGTGGCATGGCGACCAGTTCGTTCCAGCCGCCCGCCACAACGTACAGGCCGAACTGCCCGTACACGTCGAATCCGTCCACATATAGGCTTCCCGTCTTCATAGTATCAGTGCATTTTCACTCGTGCTCCGGATGACGCTGCACCCCTGTTCTGCCGTGACGAACACCACGGCCCATTTCGAGGCGTTGATGGCGGCCTTCGCCCCGTGCAGGAGGATGACCTCGTGCCGCTCCATCGTCGAGCAGTTTACCGTTGCCGTCGTGCGGCCGATGAGTATCACGCGCCCGGGGTTCGTGAGGGTAACAGTCCCCGCGTCGATGTATATCCCGTACTGCTCCACGCCCTGCGTCTTGAACAGGCGGAGCGTGGCGAGGTTCGGGAAGTGGAGCTTGATGCAGAACTCCACACCCTGCGGGCTCGTGAAGAGCCGGATGATGCCCTGAAGGTCTTCCGTGCCCCGGAACAGGTCGCAGCAGCCCAGCAGCCGCGCCTGCGCGTATATCTGTTGTATGACCGTATCAATTGTATTCATTGCCGTCGTCATTTTCATTTCACCTTGATGCCCTTTATCGCCATGTCATTCACGGTGCTCCGCACGTCCGAGAGACTGTCCTCCACGCGCTCCATGCGCCGCGAGATGGATTCCGTGTGTGTCTCGATGTTCAGCACGCTCTCCAATATAGCCGCCGAGTGCGCAACGATCATCTTTGTGTTCTCGTTGATGGAGTAGGTGTGCCCCTGCACGGCTGTCATGCGACCGTTCAGTTCGTCCACGCTCTCCTGTGAGGCTGTGGCGATGCCTTCCTGGGATGCTTCACGCTCCGCCTCAGACTGGAACAGTTCTTTGAGGCTATCCGGGAGTTGGTTAAACACGGCCTCGAAGTTGTCCCTCGTAGCGTTCAGATCAGCGGCGAAGTCCTCCATGGAGCCGATAACGGCATCCAGTCCCGCGAACTGTCCGTCCTTGAACCACTTTTCTTTGTACTTGTCGAACACTTTCCCGAGCGGCTCTTCGAGGGCTTTCTGTATGAGCATCCGCTTGATAACGTCGGCGACGATGTCGTTCACCTTGTCACCCCACGCTTCGGCGGCATCCTCCCCGGCTTCGAAAGCGTCGAAGAACGCTTCCGCAAGGTCGTTGGCGATATCCGTGCTCGTGCCGCCGATGATGTCCTCCACCATCTCGTTGATGATAGCCAGCGCCTGCTGTCCGAGTTCCTCTATCTGTCGCTCCCAATCGGCAATCTTACCGTGGTCGGTCTTCTTCTTGCTCTCCTCGGCGTTTATCTGGTCCTGTATAAGCAGTTGCTGCTGGGCGATGTTCTTCAACTGATCGTTGGCCTCCTCGTACTTCGCCCCACCGAGAGCTTTGTCCGCCGTGTATCCCATGTTGGCGTATGCCTTGGCTATCTTGTCCGCCGACTTAGCCAGTAATTCGCTGTTACCGCCTACGGATGAGAACATCGTGCGGAATGCGCCCTGTACGTCGTTCGCGGCGAGCTTCAGCCGGAGCATCTCGTTGCGGGTCTCCCGAACGGTATTGTGCAACAAGTCCATAGCTTTTACTTCGTTTTCCTGAAGTCGCACGACATCCTGATTGTTCAGTTCCCATTGTAATTGGTCGATGCGTTCCTGAAGGTGCTCGATTTCCTTCTGCTTGTCGTCATCATTGTTGAATAGGTTGGCGATAGCCGTAGCAACTTGTAAGGCCGCCGATATGACCGTTAATATGACAGATGCCTTTTCAACGGTGGATATAGCCTTGGCGGCGGCTGTGGATGTCACCTGCATCCCCGTTGCGGACATGTTCACGAGTTGCACGATGCCGTTTATCATAGACAGTGTGGAGGTCATTATGCCTCCTGCTGCTGATATTATTTCCCCGGCTACGCCGCCTACCGTGTCGCCTATTTCCTCGAACGACTTATTGCATTCGTTGAGCACTTTGTATAGGTCTTCCCACTCCTTGATGGCCCGTTTGCCCGGGGATGTTGCATCCTTGGCGGCTTCTTTTTCTACTTTTTGCCGCATAGAGGATACTTTGGCACGGGCAACAGCTATCTGTTGACTGTCTCCCGTCCCCGACTTTTCGAGTTGTTCAAGTTCTCCCTCTGCCTGTGCCAGCACCTTCCGCAACTGTTCGAGCGTAAGGTTGCCCACCTCCTCGCACCACGCCTGATAGGTCGCCTCTCGCTGTGCGAACTGCTCGTCCACGGCGTTAAGGGCCTGCTCCTCCTGCCGCTCCAGCTCATCGAGATTGCCCTGTGTGACACCTTTGCGAAGCACCTTGTTGCCGTTGCTGTCGGTGACGATGTTGCCGTCGGTGTCCTTTTCGTAGAGGCCGTTTCGTTTGCGATCGTACTCCTCCGTTATCCGGAGGCGGGCTTGTTCATAGGTCAACACGTCCCCCAACATGGTGTCGAGGCTCTCCTTGTTCGCCTTTTGACGTATCTCCTCGGCGATGCGAGCATACTCGGCGAGGATGTCCTTCTGTTGCTGCGAGAGGTCTGCCGCCGTGACTGTTGATCGGTCGAATGTCTGCCCCGTCTCTTTGAAGTTTGGATTGGCGTTCTGCCATTCCAGTTCCTTCGTGTCACGCAGTTTTTCTACCATTTCTTCCTGTCGCCGTCTGTTGGCCTCTATAAGACGGTCGTAGTTCAGGTTGTTCTGGGCGAGTTCCTTGTCTACGCCCTCCGCCATGCCGTCGATATGGGCCTGGCGTATGTCGAGTTCCGCCTGCCGTGCCTCCCGGGCTACGGTGTCGGCATACTCCTGTATCTTCTGCGACCGCGCGGCGGTTTGTACGGCGAGCTGGTTCTCTTGTTTCTGCTCCTGTTCGGCAGACTTCGAGGTCTTGGACACACTGTATGCGTCGATCTGCGCCTGCGCGTCGGCGATGTTCCGGCGTATCTTGGCCGCCTCCTCGGTCTGAAGCTCCGCCGCCGTCATGGCATCCAGCAGCCCCTGCTGCTCCTTCTTGTAGTCCTCCCAGTACTTCTTGTTCTTGACTACTTCCGCCTTGCCTCCGGCATCCTCGCCGCCCTCCGATCCGGTAGCCGTGGATGGCGCTCCGAAATACGCCTCCGCCTCCTTCTGTGCTTTCAGCATGGCCTGCACCGCCTCAATGTAGTCCAAGTATGCCGTCGAGAATACCTTCCCATACCCAATGCCGTTGTCAATGCCGTTGTCGCGCAGCAACTTGACAAATTCCATGTACTTCTTGCCGTCTCTGTCCTGCGGGTCGCTCTGATAGGCCACGAGCATGGACTTTATCTGCTCAAACAGGGCTTCGCCCACACCTTCGCCTTTCTCCTTGATGAGTTCCTCACGTATCGTGCGCAGGGCCTTCACTTGCTTATCGCTGGCGATGTCGCTCTCCTGCTGGAGAAACTTCTCCTGCGCCCGGGCGCGGGCTGTTTCAAGTATTGCCGCGGTTAGCTCCCTTTGCGCCTTTGCGGTGTCTTTTAGCAGGCTAACTTCGCTACTCATATTGCTCAGGTAGTCGCCGTATTTCTTCTGTATAGCCTCTTTGGCAGCTCGGTATTCGTTGGTTCCCTCTTTGGCCTTATTGAGCCGGGAGAACATGATGTTTAGGACGGCGATTTCGCTGTTCGAAGTCTTCTCGAATTCCTCTGTGGCATCGTTGAGCCGCTCCTGCGCCTTCTCTGCGTCCGTCTGATAGGTAATGAGTTTGTATAGCCCGTATGCGAGCCCCGCCACGGCTGACGCTGCGAGAACGTAGGGATTTTTCAGTATCGTGGCGTTGAGTATCTTCTGCGCCTTCTCGACCAGCACAAGGGCGTTGTAATGGACAAGTTCCGCCGCCGTCCATCCTGCTGTCAGCGAAGCCGACACGCTCTTTATGGCGTTCAGTGCGATAAGTGCTGCCTTGTACACCCCGACCGTGGCTATGAGCTCGGCGATGACCCTGCCGACCTCTTCGTAGTTCTGCACAAGCTCCGTTGCGGCCTGTATCGACCCCGTGATGATGCCCTGAGACTGCTCGCCGATTTTGTTGAACATGTCCTGCACGGCTCCTTCGAGGTTGGAGATAGAGCCCTGTATGCCCTTGCTCTGCGTTTCGAGCATCCCGTGGAACTTGCCGCCCTCGGCCGTGGCGTCCATGAACGCCTTCTTTATCATGTCGGCGGAGATAGCACCTGCGGCCATCTCCTCCTTGAGCGTGCCTATGGACTTGCCCGTCTGCTCACTGATGACCGACAGGGGGTTGAACCCGGCGTTGATCATCTGCAACAGGTCTTGCCCCATGAGCTTACCCGTCGAAGACATCTGGGCGAAGGCAAGTGTGAGAGAGTTGAACCGCTGCGCGTCGCCCATGGAGATGTCGCCCAGCGCACGGAGCGTGGGCATTACCTCCTCGGCAGCGATGTTGAACGACAGGAGCGTCTGCGCCCCTTTGGCGAGGTCGTTCATCTGCATCGGGGTCTTCACGGCGAACTCCTTGATGTCGTTGAACAACCTGCGCCCGTACTCCTTGCCCGCGAGGATCTCGAACGATTTTTCGAGGCTCTCTATCTCTCCCCGGACACTGACGATCTGCCGGGCAAACTGCGCGGCCTGCTGCACCGTGAACACCCCGACGATGGTCTTGCCGGCACGGCGGAACGCGGCGTCCATCCTGTTGCCTTCCTGCTCGGCCTCCTTGCCGATGTCGCGCAGGATGCGTCGGGCTTGCGCTGCGTCGCTCTGCAGGGCTGAATTATCTATCCCTGTGGCGAAATTGAGTTTCCCGTTGTCCGTGTTCATAGTTGCCGAAATGTCTAATCTATGCTATCCAAAAATCTGCGTACCCTGTCGCGGTTTGCCGGGTCGTCCGCCCGGATGATGTCTTGCCCTGTGTTGCTTACCTTGTCGCCGTCCTTGCGGCTTCGGTAACTCGGGAGCACTGCCCCGTACATTATCATGTTCACATAGCTCATGTCGTACAGGACATAGTCTATTGGCAGGTTGTATGCCTTCACTGTTCCTGCGACGACTGCCCAGATGCTGTCGTTACCACCTCCCTCGTCGTCCGCAGCAGGTTTATCTCTGTCAGGAAAGTGGTAAGCCCGAAAAAATCCGCCAGTTGCATCCTCATCAGCAGGCTGCTCGCCAGCGTGTTCAACTCATGGGGAGTGAGGTCTTCGAGGAGCTGTTGGGCGAGTTCCGCCTTGCGGTCGATAATCTGTTCTCTGATGGTTGTCCGTCTGAAGCGTAGAAGTCCCCCAAACAGGCGTTTTTCCTGCGTTTGTGGGGCTTTGATCTTCTCTGTGAGGTGTCGTGCGCCAAGGAGCATTATGGCAATGATTTCGCCTATCTTGCGGCAGTCCTTCGCCACGTGTAGGCTCTCCTCCGCCAGTCTTCCATCGTCGAGCTTCACATGCGGAAGCTCCGAGATGGCTTCCGATGCGAGGATGAGCGTCGCTGTGCTCGGAGGGTAAAACTTGTATGACTTGTTGCCGATCCGGATGTCCTCGGGTTGCTGAAGCACTTCCTTGGCGACTTTCTGTTCCACTGTTGCCATGATTGTATGCGTTTGTAAAAACTGGATGCGAGGGAGGGATTCGAACCCCCGACCTTCAGGATATGAGCCTGACGAGCTTCCGCTGCTCTACCTCGCATGTGTCAGTTTTACCTGCCAACTGAAAAGGGTGTCTCATTCCACTCGTCAGACGGTAACGCCCGACCGTCAGCGGGCGCACAACAAAATGGGGATAGATTTTTTCCTACTCTTTCGTGTAGGACTTCACGGTGTTGCCGGTCTTCGGCTTCAGACACTTCGCCACATAGTGCAGCATCTTGCCGTCAGCCGTTGTGTAGTTCTCCTCACAGCGTACAACGCTGCGGTCGATCTGAATACCCTCGCAGGTGTCATCCTCCGGAGTGATGCGGAATGCGTGCTCGCCCGCGATGAGGCCGTCGATGTCCTCGAAAGGACGTTTCTTGCCCTTCTTTACGAAGAGGTCGAACTCCAACTGGTAGGTTGTTTTCCCGTATCGGGCATCGACAACCTCTCCTCCCTCCTCTTGTGCGAGTATTTCTTCCCCGGTGGTCGGGGTCAGCTTCGTGGTGTCCTTCTTGGGTGTATCAAGTTCGGTCCAACTCTGAGGTTCGCCGGGGGCTCCGTCCGTGGACGGCGTAGTCTCAATTTTGCACTTGCCCCATGATAAAATTGCCATAACTCGTTATGTGTTAAATTGTTATAAATCATTTGTGCTCAAAGGAGCGTCGTCGTTACCGTCAGCGTAGTATTCGTATGCGAGTTTCACGACCACAAAATGCTGCCGGATGTCGGCTTCCTCCTCCGTATAGATCGTCTGTTGCAGCCGGAACTTGTAGCATGACTTGTCGCAGGTCAGGCTGTCGGCCCAGTCCTGCGCCATGCGCTCGACCTGTTCGGTACGCACACCGTCCTCCACGAACACCCCGTTGCTGTACGGGTCGATGTCGGGGACGAATATGTTTACCGTAACCACGCCCGTCTCGATGTCGCCGTCCGCCAGCCCGGTGGTGAAAATCACCACAGCGTCTTCCAAGCGGCTGTCCCGGGGGCGCATTCCCTGCCGGTAGACTTCACCCGATAGCTGCGGGAACATGTCGCTGCTCCGCAGCAGGCGGTATATGTCGCCCTGCACTTGTCTTGAGGTCTTTGCCATAGTCTTGCTATTTCAATCCGAGCTGTTTCAGCATTTGAGGTACCAGTCGTTCCGCGAGCAGCTCCGCGCTGTCCAGCACGTCCCGTCCTTTGGCCGACACATAGGCCGCGTAGTTCATTCCAGCAACAACTATCAGGGCGAATCCGTCAGGGTAGTCCATGGCCAGTTTCCTGGCGTATTCCTCCCCGCTCTTGCCGCCTTCCGTGCCGCCCGAAACGGGGTCGAACTTCGACTGCCGGACAACCCTTCCGTCACATACGAGAATGTAGCCAGTAGAGCTGCGCAGGTTGCCAGTCCGGTCTTTGTAGCCGTCACTGGCCCGCGCCGCATTCACGCACTGCTCACCGATGTAGTTCAGGGTTCGCTCGATGACCGCGAGCTGCCTTTTGATCTGTCTTTCGATGCAACCAACAATATCGGCTTCCGTTGTCGTCATTCTTATCGGCATGGTTCCTGTCAAGTTATTTGTCTCCGATTCGCCCTGTACGGCGTTTTCTTTATGCTCTCGTATGTTTTTATAAGCCATCAGATAAACGCCGCCATTCGGGCTGAAATCGCGCTCTACATGGTCAGCCTGATTTGGCATACGGCATCCAGCGGCTCGACGTACATCAGCGAGAACTCCCCGAGGTCGCGCCCGTCAAGGGTTCGTAGACGCACCTGTTCGGCGTTGAACGGCTGTGCCTCAATCAGCACCACATAGTGCGCGATGATGAAGTGTTCGCCGTTGATCCGCCCGAGCATGTCGTTGCGATTCGGAATCCATTGGCAAGGTATCGGATCGCCCCAAGCCGCCTCGCCCTTTACAGGGTAGCCGGTCTCAGGGTCGATGCCTCCACCTGTTTTGGTCTTGACTTCGATTGTCCCGTTCTGAATAATCATAGCCTGCTTCCTTTATAGCCGTACACGGGCTTATGCTGCTCCGCATCCTGCGCGTCTCCATACTGCGCGTACAGCCGGTTGGCGCGATTGCGAAACTGGAGACGCTGTTCGTCCGTGAAACTGAATGACTGTCCGCCCTGTGTGATGTTAGGGGCGAGTGACAGCCACAGGAGAAGATCTGCGAGGGCGAGGTTGTAACCCGCACCCCGCAGCACCTCCTGCGTTGCCGTGTCCTCCGCCGACAGCCCGCGCCGTTCCATAACCTCCGTGAGGGTGCGGAGCGGTATCGGGTAGGCGTTCACGCCTTTCAGACTTTCAAGAACCGTCGCTGCCATGGCCCGTCAGGTGTTTATTCCCAGTTCTGTGCGTCGGTGCGGACGTACACGTTGCGGTACGCAGTGTCGAACACAGGAATTGCGTCCGCCTGTCCGATGGTCACCTCGCTCTTCGGCTCAATCGTTCCGTACTTCTTGATGACCGTGTGTGCACGCTCGGCACGGAGGATGAGCTGCTCGTCCTCCTGCAGGATGTCGTACTGTGTCGAGCCGAGACGTTCGTTCTCGGAGAGCACCAGACGGCTGTTCTCGAACGGGTTGCCCGAGGTGGACGATCCGTCCGTGAACTCACGGGTCACGGTCTGGTCGATGATGCGGAGCTGGATGCCGTTGAGCCATGCCTGACGCGCGAGCATCGCATTGACCGCCGCAAGGTCCGGGGTCTGTGAAATGCCGAGGGCATTGGCCGCGAACGAGGCGCACGCTTTGATAATCTGGTCAGCGGAAGCGATCTTGTAGAACTCGTCGAGGTTCACGAATGCAAACTTCGGGTTCAGGCTTTGATCCTTGGCAGCCTTGATGATTTTCACGAGGTCGCCGATGATGTCTGCGCTTGACTTGTTGCCCCAGTCGGAGGATGTCTTCACCTTGCGTTCGTTGTCTACGTCGTAGTCGAGGTCGAACTCGTTGGCGTAGGTGGCGTTGTTGGTCGTGGTGAACGACAGCTTGCCTGCGCCCGATACGAGCTTCCATGCGATGTACTCCAGCTCGGACTGCACGCCGTTGAAACAGAAATCGACGTCGTCACCCCAGTACTGGACGAGCTGGGTTGCGTCGGCGTCCTGCGCGAATGCGAGGGCCGTCTGGTACTCCTTGATTTCCGATCTGGAGAGCTCGCGGCTGATGGAGATGAACGGGATGTCACCCCGTGCGCTTTCGAACACGGGACGGCGCTTACGGACGATCGTGCCGTTGTCGGTGTGCAGGTCTGCCGCCACGTTCTTCTTTTCGAGCTGGTTCTGGAGCGTCTTCCAGTTGAAGCCGTTGACCTTGCGCACGGGGAAGTGTGTGCCGAAGAGGAACGGCTTGGCGTCTGCGGTGTTCAGACGAGCCTGTACCATCTGCTGCGTAAGTCCTTGGATAAGGGTGTTTACAATAGTTGCCATAACTTGTCTGATTTTTTTAGTAGTTGATGATGCCCGAGAGGTACTTCGACACACAGGCCGGGAGCGGGTTGTTCTTCGTCACGCCGATGAGCCATGCGTCGGTGTCGATGTTGGAGTTCGGCTGTACGGGCTTGCCTGTGCCGACCACCGCCAGCGGGGTGTACTTTAAGGCCGAATCAGATGCCGCCGATTCGGCTTTTGCTTCAATGAGAAAACCGTCTTTGGGGACGGTGCCAAGGGCTGTTCCTACCGTGATGGTATCATAGTCCTTGTTCCCTGTCGTGTCGATAGCGGTAATTGCGTATGCCTTGCCGCCCTCGTCCGCCATAACATAGTCCCCCTTAACGAAATTGTGGCCCTTCTTAACCTTAATGCTCGTGTCAGATGACTCTGCAACAACACGGGCGATTTTAACGACGTGACAGATGCCGTTGTCGGGTACGCTGACTACTGCACCTTCATGGAGAAAGTCCCCGCCCAGTTCGGAAGACTTGACGGAGATGCCGCCACGGATGTCGGCCACCTTGTGCATGAAGACATGGGGAAGTCTGCTGTCTTTCCTGCGCTGTACTGTCATTGCCATAGTGGTATGGTTTTAACTGTTAAACAATTAGAACGGCTGCCCGTCCGCTGCTTTCGTATCGCGGTGCGCGATAGCTTCCTGCTGCTCCTTGGACAGTTCTCCGCCCTGGTTACCTGTGCCGCCTTGTACGGACGGACGACCGAAGACAGCCCCTCGCTGCTGACTGTCCTTGACAATCCCGTCTACCTCGGCGGTGATTTCGCCGAGCAGGGTCGCAAACGCCTCGTCCGTGAGGTTGTCGACGGAGGTGCGCTCGTAACCTTTGCGAAGGTTTTCGGGGAGTTTGCCGATTACAGCCGATAGTTGCTGTTTGCGGGTTGCAGTCTGGCGCTCGCCATCCATTTTGTTCAGTCGCTCCGTCAGTGACTTATTGCTGTCAATGAGAGCCTGCGCCCAAGCCGGAACTTGCTCTGCGCCCCCTGCTGGAGGTGTCGTTACGACGGGTTTTCCACTGCCAGTTTGTCCGCTGGCCGCTCCTCCCTCGTCAATTTTTTGCCCGTCTTTCAGACCGTACTTCTGTTCGTAGTTGTGTACGGCCGTCTGTTGGGCCTCTGTGGCTCGGCTGTCACCGTAGCCTTCGATAACTTGCTGCCAAGTATAGGCTTCGACAGCAGCCTTTACTTGTTCAGCGGTTGTGACAGTCTTGGCGAGCTTGTCGGCAATCCTGCCAAGGATAGTTTCGCTGACCCCCGTAAATTTGGCTTTCAGCGCCTCTAAAATCTCTTTTCGCATAGCTTGTAAGTGTAAACTATTTGGTTTATACGACAAATGTAGTAGAATTATTTTGAATATGATTATAAAATAATCGAAAATATTTCATACAGAATCGTTAAACGCAGTTGTGTGAGTAATTTTGTGATGAAAATATTTTATCCGAATGGTTAAAAATATTCGGCGAAAAATTTGTTATTAGCAAAATACTTCACTTATATTTGCGGTGTGATTATAAAACAAACACTTGATAACCTCAAAAACAGCATAAGTATGAACACGACAGCATTGAACTACACGACGAAACAGATTAACCGCAACTTTCGCATCAAGGTGAGCGGTATCGACGGTGAGGGTCGTAAGATAAACAAGCTCGTTGGTGTATCTGGGGCGATCGCGCTCATCGGCGTTGAGTTGTTGAACAAGTTTCTGAACCGGGCTTTTGACTGTATGGGAGACTGCTGCGTATGCAAACTCCGCCGGGGTATTAAATTCAGTTTCTACGCAAAATAGGGAGGGCAGGACAATGGGCTACAAGTACTATCAACTGCTCGACGAGGATTACAACAACTTAATCCCAGGCAACGACAACCCGGCCAATATCAGCGACGGTGAAGACGGGAGAACGGCCCGCCGCCTTGCTCGAGAATGGATGAGGGGAAACGGGGTGAGGTTCGCCCTCCTCGTACAGAACGTCGTGACAGATGACAGCGATGGCATAGCATGGATTTCCGAAATAACAATCAAATAACAGGAGGATAGGACAATGGCAACGATTATCGAAGCGGCGTATCTCGCGGGGTTCGAGCCGAGCTCGGACGACCTGACAGCCGAAGCCCTCTTCCGGGAGGCGGAGGATTATCTGATGAAATCAATCCAGTATTAACCAAATAACAGCTAAAGATTATGGCAACAATGACAACTGAACCTACGCTCCAGCAAGGCTTGAACGAGGTAGTGATGAACAAAGTACAGCGGATGATTGACGGCAAGGCCGTCGGGGTGCAGGCGACCATGGAGCGCCTGATTAACGAGGGGAAAATCGCACAAGACTACATTGCCCCGCTGGGCGTAGAGCTGAAGCGCAACGACCACAGCCCCGTTATAACGTTCAACGGGGAGGACGGGCTGACGATGCACATGCCGGACGGCACGTTCTCGCTGCATCAGAACGCCATCGGACAGCTCGCCGACCGCATGGGCATCCCGCAGCGATACCTCCGCACGCTGGCCGGAGGGCAGGAATGGCAGGTACTCCTCGCCGCCGAGATACTCAACCAGCACAGCGACTGGACACAGCGCAGCAGGGTGCTCGTGAGGACGGTTGGCACGCAGGTTCGGGGCGTGCTCTCGGACAGCTATCGCCGCCTGAACAGCGTCGAGATACTAACGGCCTTCGTGCAGGAGGCGGCACAGCAGGGGGCGGTTATCTCGGACGCCTACATGAACGACACGAAGGTATGGGCGGAGACGATACTGCCGCAGCCGCTGGTCATTCCGACGGCCAAGAACGGGGAGGTGGTGATTTTTGCCGGGGCGCGGTTCAGCACCTCGGACTACGGGGATGGGGCTGTTGACATGCGCTCGTTTCTGCTGAACGGAGCCTGCCTGAATGGCATGGTGCGGGAGAGTGTGATGAAGCAAGTTCACCTCGGCTCGAAGCTACCGGACAACCTGCGCCTCTCGAACGAGACCTATGAGCTGGACACCAAGACCACCGTATCGGCGGTGAGAGACCTTACTTCGGGCTTGTTCAGCCGTGACACGCTCATGCAAAAGGCCTGCGAAATACAGGGCGCGAGCGAAATGGAGGTTGACCTTGACCGTGAGTTGCGCCACCTGACGAGCAATGGCAGCCTGTTGAAATCAGAGGGTAGTGAAGTGCAGAAAATCCTCATGCGAAATGACCCCGAGGATGGAGTACAGGGCGCAGCAACGCTTTGGAAGCTGACGCAGGCCATCACGGCACACGCCCGGGAGCTTACGCCTGAGAGAAGCCGCGAATTACACGAGATTTCGGGCCAGCTTATGAACCGCGTAAGATTGAACGCATAAACCAACAACCGCCCGCCATTCGGTCTAAAAACGTATCGGATGGCGGGCATAACATTCAGTGTTATGGAACAGACGTTTGAATTTGAACAGGACAGCTACGGTATGATGCGATGGCGCAATGCCCGTACATTGGAGCGTTACCGGGAGTTGTGTAACCAGCACCCAGACGACAATAAGTACGGCGTGTTCTTTGCTTTTGGCAATAGGCAGTTTGCCGATGGTGTGCAGAAACTCATAGCGCGAGGATACATCCGAGATGGCGAGGATGGGAAGATTGTCAGTTATGGAAGCGGCCTGTATGGGATACCCTCCGAACTGGAGCGTTTCATGGACTTCTACCGGGAACGGAGGAAACGGATAGCCGTCGAGTGTGACCCGCAGGAAGTCTATTGCTATGAGTTCAACAACTGCGAGTGTTGCATTGACCTCGATGGCGACCTTAATGCTATACGGCATATTGAAACGGTATGGGGCGCGGACACGGCGCGGACAATACAGCGTAAATCAGTTCTTTACAGCACAGAATCGTTGTTCGGTCAGGCTGAATGATTATTGTTACGGAGCGCCGAAATCACGCCATAACACACAAAACAATGAATTATGGCGCAGTTTCGGCGTTTCAATACCCCATAGTAAAGTAAAGGAGAGTAAAGGAGAGTAAAGGAGAGTAAAGAAAAGGAGAAATATAGATAGATTGTTATCACAATCTCGTTGGAACGCCCCAATATTTAGAGGGCGGAATCATAAAAAATCAGCGAACATGGCAAAGAAAAACTACAAAATCAGGGCGCGTATCGTGTTTACAGGCGAAGTAACAGTACGGGCACACAGCCGTCAGGAAGCCGAGGCGGCGGTTGGAAAGGGCATAGCTGCCTTGCTCGGCCGGGTCGAAGTACAGCCCGAAGCCGAGGATCTTATCACAGATTGGGACTTCCCGACGCACGGGGAAGTCATTGTCAAACGTAGCGGAGAGGAGGCGCAGGCATGATAACTATCAACGGCATTAAGTTCTTCGAGTTACCGCCGTTCTGCGGTTCTTGCCCCGCAATAATCATTGGACGAGAGGATGCCAAAGGATTCTGCTCGCTGTTCGACAGGCGGAAGAACCGTTGGGATAGTGTTCCGCAGCGGTGTAGGGAGATATTCGCCAAAGGGTTTGCCATCGGCGGGGATCTGGTAATCGTCAGAAAGGAGGCGGACGGGCGATGAGGAAAGATCACATCTATCGGGTGGCTTTCAAAGAGCCGCCCATTGAAGGGAATGACCGCACGGACTTTTTCTACACCTCGCTGTCGGCAATCTACGAGGAGTTCACCCCCGAACAGATCGGGGTGCGTGTCTCCCGATTGTGGAACATCGGGGTTTCCCGGGGGGTTCCCCACGAAGGGAGCCTCTGCAGGATAACGCGCGAGGCCCTGACGAGTAAAAGCCAAAATAAGCTCGTACAAGGCCGCGAATGTGCCGGGGTTATAAATGATAAGTCCGAATGATATAAATTAAATACCGGGCGAATTAGCTGGCAAATCCGGGGTGTTTTACGACGGTTCCGAGGACTTGGCAACAAACATTCCCGGTTTTGCCTTGTTAAAGACGAAAAATAATAACTTTGCAATATTATGAAGAAGATACCGAAGGCGATATTGGATGAAGCCGAAAAATGCGGACTGGATAGGATGGCTGCATATTTGTGTAACATTGACGGCAGCGAGATATACAGTTTGGGCGTGGAGAGCAGGGAAAATTGGTTTCCTTGCCCACCAGACGCTCCCGTGTTGGTTTCGCTGAAAGACGGCGTAGTGAAGCCTTTCGACGACTTCGCTTCAATCTACGGACTTCTTGAAACGACTTGAAAATACAGGGTTTATCAGCTTGTCGTCAATGCGCAAAATTCCTATTATGTTGTGTCTCATTGCGTTGATGTCATCGTTAAAATCTATCGCACTGCCACGGCGGCCTGATTGTGGGTCAAACCATAACAGGTTGCCGTCTTTTTGTCGCTCAACGATAAAGACATGTGCGTCGCCTTTTTTCCATGCACAGTAAATCTCATAACGCCCCTGTGCGGCTGTCTTGTCCTCAATGAATTCCAGTTTGGACAACCCGGTATCATTTATGCCTGTAGACCATTTGTAGGTCGCCCGTTTCCCGTCTTCCGTCAAGAAACGGTCTGTCCATTGTATATCTTCCCCATTGCAAAATCTATCGAAATCTCTGTATTTCTTATACCCCTTCAGCACGGGATTTGGGGCGGCTTCGATGTTGAATCCCCGGCGACGTAACTCGTATGCAACAGTACATGTCTGGCAGTTATGACGGTATCCCAATATCTCCGCATTTTCAATCGTAAACTTTGGATTGCATCTGCTCCCGTCCGCTTCTGTGAAGTTCATTATCTTGCCCTGTATGACAGGGAGCGCATCTGATAGTTCCCTGTTGTTTCGTTGTTGTGCATCAGTGAAAACTGCATGAGCCTTGTTGTACTTCATCGCTTGAGCATACTCTGCGTATGTCGCATAAGGGGTTTTCATCCCCCAGAGCTTCAAGTAATTTTCCGGGAGGTACTTCTTGTTGTCCGACAGGAAGTACGGGACGGAATAGCTTCTCTGCGCCCGCTCCCTGTTCTCCTCGATCCATTTCTTGAACTGCCTCGGCACGTCCTTGACCGTGTTCGCGCTCTCGCCGCTGACATCCTCCCCAGCCATTATCCGCCTGTTGTCTTCCGCCATCTCCTCCTCTGTTTTCAGAATTGTCTCGACGTGACAACGGCACAGCGGGTGCCAACCGGTGAACTTGAAGTCCTTCGGATAACAGCCACGGCCGTTCGTTGCCTTGCTGCCAAGCGGTGCGCTCAACTGGTCGCAGATGTCCTCAAACGGCTGCCCGTTGAGAGTGTGGTTGTTCGACAGAACCACCCTTATGCCGACAACAAAGTCCATTTGCTGCCAGCGTAGGAAGTCCGCTGTTCGGTATGCGATGTTCGTCTCCGTTACCGCCAGCCGCCAGGCGTTCTTGTACGAGCTCCTGTACACGCCCTGTCCGGGATGGAAGGCTTTGGCCGCCTGTGACAGCACGAGGTTGCCGTGCTCGTCTCTGACCCTCCGGAACAACTTGTCGGGGTATTTCAGGTACTGCCGCAGGTCCCGGCTCAACTCGTCCGCCGATCTGCCCTCACGTAGCCCGATGTCGATGCCCAGCTCTATCTCCGTCTTGAATTGCTGTGTATAGCGCCACACCCTGTCCGAGAGTTTCAATCCATCGGTCTTGCGGGCGATGAATGCCTCCCTTGCACTATCGTTGTTGGTGTAGTACCTCCGGCTCTGTTCCTCGGTAAGTTGCGAGGCGTTGTCCCCGAACACTTGGTTGGCCAGTTCGCTGTTCTTGTTGTTGGCGAGCGTCCACTCCGCCTCCACTCCGTTCACGATGACCGCCGTAAGGCTGTTTTCCAGCCCTGACAACAGCTTTTCGATCCGTCGCCGTGTTGCAGGATAGTCCTCGAACGAAAAGGGCCTGTCTGGCCTGAAATCGCCCGCGGCGGATGCGAGCATGGCAGCCTCGCGGGCGGCAGACCTGAACACTTCGTCGATCTGCCGTCCGTAGGCATCCATGTTTCGGCGGTGCGCCTCCTCCCACTTATTCAGCTTCCGTTGCTTTGCCATTCTTCATGCGCCTGTTGAAGTGTTCGCACTGCGGGTCGGAGAGGAACTTGCTGAACTTGCCTTCCTTGTGGTATGCGCAGCGGCACATGAACGGCCTGCCGTCCGCGCCTTTCTCGTGCCAGTCGTAGCTGGACGTGCATTCCCGGCAGGTGTGCAGGGCCTTCGCTGCCTCCTGCTGCTGTTTCCGTGTCATTCTCTTCGTTGCCATAGGTTAATCGGGGTTTATAGGGTTGGTCCGAATGCGCTTGCGGCCTCCTCCTCGGCGATCTCTTGCATGGTCTTGTCCACGTCGGTGGAGTGGCCGTACATCTCGATGCTTTCTCGGTGGCTGATAAGGGGCTTTCCTCCGTTGGCCGTTGTGAGGTTCGTGATGGTGTCCTTCTCGTCGGTGATGGTGTAGGCCGTGATCTCGTTCTTGACGGGTAGGGCGTCGATGTCCGCCTCGTAACTGCTGCCGAGGGCGACTTTGAGGAACGCCTTGACCACGTTGGACTCACGGTCGAAAAACTCCAGCAGCCGCCCGCTCTCGTCCCTGACCTTGAGCTGCGCGTCGATAAAGAGCTGCTTGCGGCTCTCGCCGCTCATCGGGCTCGCCTTCATGCTCTCGTACGACCAGTCGGGGAGCTGGAGTTGCGTGAAGAACGACTGCCGGAGCTCCGTGACGTAGAACTTCAAGTTCTCCACGGCCTGCGCCCAGGTGATGTACTGCGCCGTGCTGCCCTTTGGGTACTGCATGATGGATCGGAATTCCCGGTTCTCGTCCTGCTCGTCCCCGTAGTTTATCTGCTCGTCGGCGAACACGACGAACACGGGCTTTGAGTTCTTGCGCAGGTAGTTGCCGTTGCGGCTCAACGCCCACTCGATCTCGAACACGATGCGGCTGGTGTCCTCCCAGATGGGGGTGGGGCGGAACGCATAGACGGCGGGTATCTTGCCGAGGGTGATGTCCTCGTTCTCAACCTCCTCCCAGTCGCCGTTGGCGGTGCTCCACTTGATATGTTTCGCCGCCGTGTAAGTGTCGAAGTACTGTACCATCTTGCGGCCGCTCTTGCGCGTGTAGCCCACCGATAGGGCTATGAGGTCGCCGTACTCGTCGAATAGGGGGTAGAGGTCGTCGCCGAGCATCGGGGAAAAGTTGCGGCAGCGGAACTTTAACTTGCTTTGAAACCCGTATAGGCTGTTGCTCTGCTCGACGGCGTACCATAAGGTCATTACCTCGCACCCGGCGAAAAGCATGTTGCATCGCTCGATGTTTACGCTGTCGATACGGTTACGCTCATAGATTTTCTCCATGTACCCGGCTATCTCCTTTTGCCGGTCGTTCTCGGGCTTGTAGACGCGCCGCACGGGAATGCCGCACACCAGCTCCGTCATGCGCTTGGTGGCCAGCCGCTGCAAGTCGCAGGTGATGCGTGTGACATATTCCACGCCGTCGTCGTTCACGATGTCGGGGTATTTCGCCTTGTTCATCACCGGGTGTTTGGTGGGGTCGAACTCCATTACCAGCCCGCGCCTGCCGCCCCACATGGGAACGGAGATTGTCTTTTCCTTCAGGGCGGCGATGATCTGCGCCGCTGTCCCGCCTGAATTCAGGATTTCGTCGATTGTCATATCCGTTTGTGTTTGTTGGTTTTTCGAATCAATATACCTGCCGTGACAGCCGCCTGCGGTCTATCGGCTTGTACGGGTTGCTGATGTGGTAGTCTATGGCGTAGCACAGCACGTCGACGTACTCGTCGTGCGGCTTGGTCGGAAAGCCGCAGACCTCGTCCACGAACGCCTCGTTCCATGCCCCGTCCACGAGCACCACACGCCCGCCCTCGACCGTCGGGGAGGCGGCGAACAGGCGCGTTTCTTTGCTGTCTTTTGGGGACTTTGTGCACACGACGTTGTACGGCGTACTCTCCTTGAGTTGATCTATCACGGAGAGGCCGTTCGCCTTGGGCTCGATGCGTATCGAACTGGCGGATGTGTAGCCGTTTTCCGTGACGTACTTCGGAATGAAGCGCAGCAGGTCGGGGAACTTCATGTTCACCTTCTGGGCGTGCGTGATGTACAGGTCGCCGCCGATCTTGCATGTGGCGATGATGCCCGTCGGGTCGTTGCTCGTCTTGTCCGTGTAGGCGGTGTCGAGGAAGAAGACCACCGGCTCGCCGTTGTGCAGGCGCTTGAACTCGTGTGTCGAGATGTTTCTGAACCACTCGCGCTTGACGATGTTGCCTCCGGCGATGGTCGGCCGCTGCTGGTAGAGGGCCGCGAACGTCCGGGGGCTGCGCCGCTCGGTGTCCGTGAGCCGTGCGAGCGAGTGCCGATCCTCCCACAGCGCCTCGCCGATCTTCCGGGGGTCTTCGGGCAGGGACAAGTCCTCGCGGATGGCCGGGATGCTCACCACCGTCCACTTGTCGCCCTCACGGTCGAGGAGCCGCCCAGCGAGGTCGTCCTCGTGCCAGCGCGTCATAATGAGTATCTGCTTGCTGCGGTTGTGCAGACGGGTCAGGAACACGTCCGTGTACCACTCCCAGTTGCGGTCTCGGTAGGTCTGCGAACCCGCCTCGATGGCGTCCTTCACGGGGTCGTCGATGATGCCCAGGTCTACGGGCGTACCTGTAAGCGATCCGCCCACGCCCACAGCCTTGTAGAAGCCTCCGTAACCCACGGTCTCGAATAGGTCGATGTTGCGCAGCCATCCGCCTTTGGCGTTGCTGTGTACATTGGAGTTGTTCAGGTAGGTGCTCGGGAACACGGCGGCATACTCCGGGCTGTCGATGGTGCGCTGGATAGAGCGCGAGAACTGCTGCGCGAGGTCGGCAGAGTAGGAGCTGCCGACGATCTTCATCAGCGGGTTTCGTCCGAGTACCCACGCCGGAAACTTGCGACTGACTATCTCGCTCTTGCCGTGCTGCGGTGGCACGAACAGCATTAGGCGGTCAGTGCCCAGCGTGCCGTCGATAAGTTGCTGGCATTTCTCGGCGATAAGCGTGTGGAACCACTGTCGGCTGTATGATGGCGTGACATAGTCAAGAAACACGGGGAATCGCTCTGCCGCGCTTCTCCTGTGCAACTCCTTTTCCAGTTCCAACAACCTCATAGCCGTATCGTAGCCCATAGCCGTTCATTAACTGTTCATGCTCGCCTGTATTCTGTTAATCTCTGCCCGTATCTGTTCCTCTGTCATCTTCTCGACAGGTATCAGCGGTGAGCCGTTCTTGCCCGTAACCTCGGTCTTTGTGGCGGCGTACAGTCCGAGTAATTTGCGCCGTTCTGCAAGTTGCTGGCGGATCTCGGCGATGTACTGCGGGTTCCCCAATCCGATGATATTTGACGTGCGTTCCTCGATGCTGTATGTCTTGACGGTATTCGCACCCGTTTCCTTGTTGCGCGACGGAGCTCCTTTTCGGGTGTTCGTTGTCTTGTTGTAGTCCTCCTTGGATTTCTCCCACTGCGCCCACAGCTCACGGCAGGTCTCGTCGATGCGCTCCAGTTCCAGTTGCAGGGCGTCGTTCATGTCCCCGAGACGGTTGTCTCGCCACTCCTCCAGCAGTGTCGAAATATCCTTGTGCACTGTCCCGAGGCTGTAGGAGGGGAGCGTGAGCCGTGTCATTACCTCCTGTCGAATCTGCCTCACGGAGTAGCCTCTCTTGTAGAGCCGCGCCACGATTTCCAGGCGTGCGGTCTTCACTTGATTCTGTCTCTTCCTTTGTGCTGCGCTCATGTCGTTATATATTTTTGGTCAGTTCGATAAACGCCATGTACATGTCCGGGTTACAGCTCGACAGCTCGATGTAGGTCTTCCCGAACTCGGGGAAGGTGTGTACGGCGAAATGGCTCTCCGTGAGTAGCCATAGTGCTGTGTATCCCTGCGGATCGAAGTGGTGGTCGGTGAAGCAGAGGATATTGAATCCCGACGCTTTCAGGGTCTTGTCAAACTTCCTCCTCAGTTCCTCCGGGTTCGTTTCCGCTATCCATTCTGAATAGTTCCAAATCTTCGCTTGCATACTCTATCTTTTTGAATTGTTTCTTGATTTCCTTCGCGTTGCCCTTGTAGAACACGAGGATGTTCTGGTGCATCTTTGCCACCTTGCGGCTTTCCATGTAGCGGCTCGCACGCAAGGCCGTGCTTGCGCCCGTCTCGATGAGGATAATCTCGTTGTAGAGAGGCATCCCCGCCTCGCGGAATATGCGCTTTATGTCGCCGCAGAAGTCGTAATAGAAGCCCGTAGACTTGTCCCTCACGTCGCCCACGACGATGACGGCAAAGCGGTTGTCCTTCAGGCAACCAACCGCTGCCTTGAAGGCGTTTTCAAGTATCTTGATGAAATCCCCGTAGCTCCCCTGATTGCTAGCGTCGTTTTCGAGGTCGCTGTACTTTTCGAGATCGAAGTACGGAGGACAACTGAATAGCAGGTCTTGGCTTTGGGGGGCGATGTGCTGTGCAACGTTCTGCCCGTCATCGCAGATGTACCGTGCGGACATGCCCTCCACACGCTCGCTGTTGAGCTGTGCCTGCTCGGGGCGCAGTTCGATGCCTGTGAACTCGTTGCCGAGGTAGGCGGAGACATAGCCGAAGACGCTGTCCCCAGCGAAGCAGTCGAAAGTCTTGCAGTTTTCCAGCCCGAACCATCGGCAGACGATTTCCGCCATGACGGGGTCGAGCAGCGATACCCCGGCAGACAGGACCTTGTTCGCCTCATGCTCCTTAACCTCATCGGGAACGTACTTGTCGAGGTACTCCTTGAACGATACGCCCAGCTCCTCGCGGTGCTGCCTTGTTCGCTGGTACAAATCCTTGTACTTGATTTCGGGAGAGGTTATCAGTGTGTCGTTGCGGCTCTCACCAAAGTCGCCGATGAGATCGCGCCATTTCTTCTTACGATCCTGCCAATATCCCTTGCGGGTGTCGAGGATGGAGAACGGCGGCACTACGAAACGATCGTTCAGCGAAGCGTTGGCGGGCGTGCTGTTCGTTCCTCCGCTCTCGTTTCCGTTCTCCCACTCCTTGTTTTGCCATACGTCCAGACCCCAGTCGTCCAACTCCTCCGCGTCCCATTCGTTGGCGAGGGCATCCATGTCCCAATCTCCGAACCCGACGTTATCCTTGATAATGAACTCCCGCTGCTCAGCTTCCGATAGCTCGGTCGCCCGGATGATGTGTGCTGTCGGCATGTCCTTCCACCGCTCCCAGTACGCCACAAGGTTATCCTGCTCCGCCTGTGTCTTCTTCTGAAAGTCTCGCACATCCGACAGTCGTGCCAGCACCTCGGCCGTGTCCATGTCCGCGATGGCCGAAAGCGCACGGAAGCGCATGTTGCCGCCGAGAGCTGTGAAGGTGCTGTCCACCACGATGGGACGTAGCTCCAACATCTTCGGGAGCACGAGTATCGACTTGATGAGCTTGTCGAACTTCGTGTCTGTGATTGTCCTCGGGTTCGACGAGTTGACCTGTATCTGTGACAGGTTCACGATTTCCGTCTTCATCGCTCCCATACCTTGTCGAGTTGATGTCGGCCGAACAGACCCCAGCGACACATGGAAGCGTATATCGGCGTGTCGAGTTTGTAGTGCCTGCGGAGTTCTGCCGGGTCTGTCTCCTCGATGCCCTCCGCGATGATGTTGTCAGCCGCGTCGCAGATGGAGAACTCGATCTGCTTCTTTCCTATGCAGCAGGCCAGAGACACGAACACGTCGCATTGGCAGTTCCTTGCCGCCTCCTTGGCAAGCTCACGGGCGTACAGGTTCAACGTCAGGTCGGCCTTACTGCCGTCCTTTGTCCACGGGGAACCTCCGCCGATGCGGCACGCACCACCATAGAAGTCCACCGCCAGCTTGCGGCCCGTCGTCCCGCAGTCGGCTATGCTGCTGTGCTTCACATAGCGTCCTGTACCGTTCACAATGACCTCGCATTTACCGCATCCCTTGTGTCTCCGGACGAGGTTCTCGACCTTTGCCATGTCCGCATCGTCCTGCAAGGGGATGGCTACAATGACCTTGACAACCCGGTTGTCGTCCATGACGACCTGCGTTTTGATGTCCAACCCTCCGATGCCGCTGTGGAACAGGTCATGGCACAGCTCCTTGGCGAGCGCGTGTTCCGGTGAGAGACCGTAAGTATCGCTGCCGTATGCATAGTATCCGAAGAAGATGCCTTGGTCGCCCCATCCAGACGAAAGGCCCTGAGCGATGTCCGGGGACTGCTGGCCGATGTACAGGTCGATGTCGAGCAGGTCGCCGCAGATTGTGTTGTCCTCGCCCCACTTGTCCATGTACGCTCGGGTGTAGCCGATGTTGTTTACCGCTGCGCGGACATGGGAGCGGATTTCATCCACCGTCATCTTATGTCGGGACGTCACCTCGCCGCCGAGCGATACATGCCACCCTTTGATTTGAACCTCGACTGCATAGCGAGTGTCGGGGTCTCGCTCGATGTAGCGGTCAAGCAGGTACTGGCTGATGTAGTCTGCGACCTTGTCCGGGTGTCCGAGCGATACATACTCTGAAAATCGTATCATACTGGTAAAGGATTGGTTTATGGTACAAAATTAGGTAAAACGATTATAAAATAATCATATTAAGGGCAAAAATCGGGATTTTTAAGCTCATAATCCCCCTGAATGGCCTGTTTAATGAGATTGAGGGTCGCAGTCCGGTACAAGTCTTCAGGCGTGACACGGAATACGCGCCAGCCCATGAGAGTGGCGGTGTTGTACTTCTCAATGTCCCCGAGGAAGCCCTGCGGGCGTGTGTGACGACCGCCCGTCCATACGCCGCCCTCCACTTCGATGGCTATCTTGTGTTCGGGGATGGCGTAGTCAAATCGCCACATGCGCTTCGGGTGGAAGCGGTGCTCCTTGACACATTCCACATGTAGGTCGGTCTTGCAGATGGTTGTGAAGATGTCCCTTATTTTCGTCAGATTCACCGTCTGTCGGCTTTTCTTCTTCGATTGGTATGTTTGCTTATCCATGGGATGAAAGTCTTTTGTACGGGCTGATTCGGGCTTGGACGACAAAACAGGGATTGCTCCCTGTCCTGCCTCGCGCCTGTCCGCACCGGTTGTTAGAACGGCAGGTCGTCGTCATCGGCGAAGTTACCGCTGGTGAACGTACCCGTCACGGCCATTGTCTGCGGCTTACGCTCGATGGCCCTCATGCCCCCGAGGATAGGGATGTTGCGTATCTCCTCTTCGTTCATCGCCTCGCGCCGTTCCTTGGGGATGTCCGGCTTGATGCAATGGGTGTCGCTGTACTTGGGTTCCTGCATTTCGATGGCCGTCATGTTCAGATAGCAGCCCTTTTCGCCGAGATACATTCCATCGCAGTCATCAACAGGGATAATGATGCAGCGTTTCGTGCTCGTTTTGCCCTGCAAGTTCCGCAGGAACGCCCCCTTGAGCTTCAGGAGGTCGATTTTAATTCCAAAATAACTCATGTTGTTTATGATTTTCAATGTTTATATAGAGATCGTGTCAATTTGCTTATCGATTATCTCCGTTCCCGTCGATCACGCCGCGCTGCTGTCGGCTTTGCAACTTTGCCAAATTGGCATTGGCTATCTCCTCGAGTGATACGCCCATCGTAGAGGCGATACCGGCAACGAACCATAATACGTCGCCAACTTCGGCCAAAAGCTCTTTATCGCGTGCCTCGTCGAGGTAAACGTGGTCGTACACGATACGATCGTTGTCTATGTGGGCAAGCCCTTTACGCTTCCATTTGGCTATCTTGTCAGCTATTTCTCCGACCTCGGCAACTAGGCCGAACAGCATATATGTGTCGTTCATGCTGCTGTCCATGCAGGTCGTCATTGCCTGCTGTTGGTATTCGTTCAGTGTCATAGTTTATTGTTGTTAAAGTTCGTGAATGTATCTCCACCCGATCGGATCGTGGTTCGGCGCGCACCATCCGCCGCCCGGGGCCTTCTGCCACCATCCGTGCTCGTTGTGCTTCATGATGTCGTACTTGTTGAGCGGCGCGTCGATCTTCACCAACACCTCGACATCCGTTTCCGGCAACTCCTCCTTCGGGTCGTGCAAGCAGGTCAACTCTTCCATCTCCGACATAGCCCCAACTACGAAGCCGTCCATGAAACAGCTGTCCTGTATGTCATCGTCCGGTTCTCCACCTGCCCATTCTTTGCACGCTTCTTTTGCTCTTTCTTCGATCGTTTTCATAATTATTTCGAGGTTTTGCGAGAGTCTCGCTATTTCACCAATTCGAATTGATAGACCACGACGTAGGGGTTCGATTTCCACGTCCCACGGCCCGACACCTTGTCGATCAGCGCAGCGAAGGCTTCGCGGGGACTACGGCCAAGCCATGCCTTACATCCCATTTCCTTATGGGAATCCACATAATACGATTGCGACTTGTGGCTAAATTCTATCCCCTCGCGCAGGCAATCATCGTCGCTTATATCCTGCAACCGCTCGATCCGGATGCCGGTGATTTGGATTAGGTGCGGCATAAGGTCGGCACGGGTAAACATCTTGTTGGTCTCACATACAGGAGTAATCGAAACTCCATTTACCACTTTTCCATCCCGCCGCAACCATAGATATTCGTCTGTATCACGATATGGAATACACTCATACCCTGCGTCTTTATAGCTCTGAGCCACGGCCACAATCTCGCCAAGAGCATATATCGTTTTTTCTTCGACGTAGGTTCCGGTTTTGTCGTCATGGAATCGCACCTTCCCGTTTTTGACTACATCAATACGGGTATATCCTAAATCAATCCATCCTTCCACCAATTTGCATATCGGTTCTACTCGCCTCGTCATCGTCTTGCGTCCGTCCAGCACCGCCAGCGTCAGACCGTATCGGTCGTTGAACATTATCTTTTTCATATTTATGTTATTTTATCAATAATCACGTAGAATTTCCATCAAACAGTCTAAATCCCGATGAATTGTTACGAATTGCCCGTCTACCCATCCGGCCCAAAATCCGTCGACATACTCCAATTCAATCATGATTTAATGGTAAGTGTTTGTTTTATTTGCGTTCACGGATTATGTTGGTTTAGTCAAATAAAGTCAGGTATGTAGGGTTAAAATATTCACAAAAGACGTCCACTTGTTTCAATGCAGCCCGTAAGCTGGGTATTACTGAAACATTGTGTAAGATGTTCCCGTCGTCGTCATACTCCACACGCTCGCTGCACTCATTCAATTCTCTGCCCACCATGTCCTTAATAGTCAGCAATGCTGCATATATGCTTTCTCTTTCCGTTGCATAACCTTCTGACGGATCGTCGATGAAACGGCAACCTCTCAGGCTACCGCAGCTATGCAATGTTACATCGAAACCCGAATCCCAACGGCCACATGGAGACTGTGATGTTTTTACCTTTATCAAACACGTTTTATTCCTCCAATTGACAGGTGTATGCGGTGTCAAACATACGTCATGGATATTGTAGGAAAAGTCGCCAAATGTCATCTGAATCTCATTCGAGTTGTGCCCTTTCGTATATGCACACCATTCTTCAAACGAGAACCGCTGTCCGGTACACCTGCATAAATGATGTATTTGACTGTTATTCTTCGTATTCATAGCCGTTTTCCAAGTTTGATGATAAATACCGGATCATTGGGTGCGCCCCATTCAGGTTTACCATATCCGATTGTTATTCCCTCGCATTTGAAAGTCATTGTACGCTTGGTATATCCGTATGAAAATCGCACGGCTTCATAACCTCGTGGAAATGCTCCGGCTGGGTTTTCGATAAGCGGACGGTGCGGGAAAAATAACCGTTTTATGGCCAACTCTTTTTTATGGGTTTCGTAATAATCCACCAGCTTCTTATAATCGAGAAGCCTTTTTTCCCAATATGGTTTTAACAATCGGTACTCCTCTTTTTTCTCGCCGCTTTCAATCATTTCATACCATTGTTTTTTGAGTGGTAAATAAAGAATTTTCATCCGTCTATGTCTTTTAATTTGAAATTGTTACACGTCATTCCATAATAGGGGGCATGATAGAATATTTTTTGCTTCCTGTAACGCTCATCTACAATTTGTTTGGGGCGCATTACGCATATCCAAGATTTATGATACGCATTTATGGAAACATAACCCTCTTGTCTGTATTTGCAATCCCTGCATCTATATTCTCCAGCGGGGAGCTTATTACTTTTGTGAGGCACTATCGCAACTTCATTTCCCCATTGAATGGCTCTATATCCATCAGGGATTATGTATATTCCCTCCGTTAATGTTTCTTTCATATTCGCTTTATTTAGAACGGGCAGTCGTCATCCGGGAGGTCGTTGAAGTCAAATACCGCCGCTGCTTCTGCTTCCTCCTGCCTCCGCTTCATTTCCTCCATGAGATGATTGCTATTGTCCCACACGGGGTCTATGCCGCCTGTGTAGGGTGAATACCGCCCGTTGTTGATGTTGTACTTGAACTGCGCCATGCCGCACTCTCCGAGATGCCGGAATTTTACCTTCTGAATGTGCACCTCCGTTGTGTTCTCAATGCGGTTGCGGTGTATCACGATACCGAAATCCGCCTTGTTGTAGAAGTTCGCCGAGCCGCTGATGTCGTACAGGGTAGGGGCCTCGATGACCCCGTCCTTGTTTTTCGGGAGCTTTGTTGGGTGCGCCATGAGGATAACCAGCAGGTCATTCTGCTGCGCGAAGTTGGTAAGACGGTCGAGGGTCTCGCTGATATACTGCGTCTCGTTTTGCCGTCCCTGTTCGTTCTCCAGCCGGTTGTACGGGTCGATGACCAGAGCCTTGATACCTTTGCGGCGCACGAGGGACTTCGCCTTGTCGAGTATGGTCTCCAGTCGGAAGTCGTTGTGGGGGCTGATGAAGTAGAAATTCGTTTCGAGGTGTTCCTTGACCTGACGGTATTCCCCGTAGGAGAGGTGCTGTTTGTCGAAGTGCTTGCCCGTGAACTTCTCGATGAGCTTCGAGGCATGGTATGCGAGCGGGGCGTTCTCCGGACTGAAGTAGGCGAAGCGCCAGCCGTAGCGCATGTTCAACCGCTCGGCAATCTCGTCGATGAACTCCGATTTGCCGCTTCCTGGTATGCCCGTCACCACGCAAAGACGTTTGGTCTCGAAACTACACAGACGGTCGAAATTCTCGTGGCCGATGGTGACTCCCTTCTGCATCCCGTGCTCAAATAGCGCGTCGAGGGAATCCTCGAAGTCCGAGACGGTGAACACTCCTTCAATTTTCATTTCGGGAGCATCAGCGAGGCATTTCAACAGGCTCTCCCTTCCATACTTCATCAGGTGTTCGTTGGCGTCCTTGCACCCATCGCCGTACTCCAGTACCCGGCAGCGTTCCGGCCCGAAGCGGCGCAACAGTTCGTCCCGCAAGGCCACGCCCTTGGTGTCGGTGTCCGAGGCGATGTATATTGTCTCCTTGTCATCGAAATACTCCTCAATGTAGTCATCGAGGTAGGAAAGGTTGGCGTTCGCCCCGTTCGGCACGCTGATAACGTCCTTGCGCCCGCACTCGATGAACGATAGGGCATCCATCTCGCCCTCCGTGATGATACATTCTTTGCAACCCTTTATAGCGTCGATGTTGTACGGGAGGAGCTCCGCTCCGGACACGAGCTTGAAGCACTTGTCGCCCGTGCGGAACTTCGTGTTCACGAGCTGCCCGTTGTGGTAGTAGTTGAACTGCACAGTGTTCGCTTGCCCGTTCTTCTGCGGCATCCACTCCATACCTTCCGTTACCTTCATCTCCGCCAGCGTCCGCTCGCTGATGCCTCGCCCGGCAAACCATGCGAGAGCCTTTTCGCTCAACGCCGTGTTGCCTGTCTTCGCTGGCTTCTTGTATGCGGGCTTCGACCTCCGGAGCGGTGCGGGGTTATAGAACGGCTTCCTCCACTCCTCTTGATCCCGTTCCGCTGCACAGCCGCTGTACCCGCAGTAGTGGCATAGGAACATTCCCGTCGAGAGGTCACACGATAGGCTCTTGTCGCGCTTGTCATGCCGCTGGTCGCGGCACTGCGGGCAATGTACCTTGATGTTACCCGATGTGCGCCCGTAGGGTATTTCTATGCCGTACTTGTTCCAGTCCATCCGTGTCATAGCAGTATCCATTGATTCGTTGAACTGTTCCAGCAGTGACGTTCGCTCGGGCGGGGAGGCGCATCATTGGGGATTGTGGCCTTTCCTGTGCCGTATGTGCGCCGTCCTGTGTTATCGATGTATTCACCTATCCCGAGTGTAACTTCGGGCTGTTGTGCGCCCTTTCTGCTCCCTCTGTGGTTGCTGTAGTTGCCCTCTAAGACTTTGACCCAATTTTTCGGGCTGTCGAACAGCCAATCGAATGTCGCCGTCCAGCCCTTGTCATTCCTGCCTTTGAGGAAGTCCGATGCCGCCACTTCCTCAAATATCGCCTCAATGGTCGGCATCCATGCCTCACGATTTCCTATCTCCTTGAGGCGTGCCTTGATTTTCTGCTTTCTCGCCTCCGAAAGTTTGAGTACTTTCGGCAAATATGCCCCACAGATTAAGTTCCACTTATCGGCAATATCCTGATAAGGATATCTTATTTCTTCTCTCTTTTCCTCTCCTTTACTCTCCTCTCCTTTACTATGTTGTTTTGTGTTGCCGCTTGTGTTAGATTCATCGGTTTTTACAGGGTTTTGGCTCGCCATAACTCTGCCATTACTCGTAATATTTGTGTTTCGCTCTTCGGAAATGCGCTTCCGTTCACGGTTTGCGATTAAAGAGGATAACCGTTGCTGGTGGGCCTGGGAAATGAGTTTATTCCCAACTCGCTGCAACAGTCCGATTTTTACGCAGTATTCAACAATCTCGGTCAGTTCGCCAACCGATACGTCATAATCCGCCGCAAGGAGTTCGATGTTTATTTCCTCCCACTCAATCTCGAAAAAATCGCTGTCGGTGAGTGTTTCTAACAGGTAATTCCATACAGCATACCCCGCGTGGGAAAATTTACGACGTAGAGCCTTTATTTTCACGTCATTCCGCATATCGGCGTCGTGAGTGAAATAATCCGCATTATTTTTCTTGGGCCTTGCCATATCGCTAATTGTTAAGTGTCGCTATGAGTGACTGTCGGAGCTGTATCATTGCCGTGTGTAAAAAAGGAAGCCGCAGGCAGGGCTAACCACGCATAACAGCAGCGTCGGGCTTCCTTTCGGTCTGCCCACCCGTTTACGGCTTCCGTATGATATCCAATGATGAATCCCATCTCTGTTTTGTTTCGGTTATCGCAAAATTAAGCCGATTATTTAATAATCACCTTAATTCGTGGGAATTTTTACATTTCTCGCGCAATTCGGAAGCTGGAAATTCGGCCTTTGCGATCAGTTGGCGGCGCAGAATCTTTGCCCGTCGCACGACGTTGTTTGCCCGTGTGCCTTTGTCCTTGCGGTCGGCGTAAGCCTCGCAAAGCAGATCTATGTAGCGCAAGATGTCGTCCCGCTGGCTGTTGGATATGGCTATCATGTTCCGTTCCTCCGATTGTGTGGTTGATGTCTGTTTGTTGTCATTTGAGCAGGAAACGCCGTGTTCCTGCTACAGTCTTGGTATACTCCCGCGCGAGGTCGGGATGGTCCGCCGTGAACGCCTTGGCGTCGAACTTCTCACTGTCCTTGGCGGCCTTCCATGTGGCGAGGGTCTGCCCCTCGTAGCTTATGGCCTCGGCGTCTCCGAAGCCGAGCTTCAGGCGTTCCTCCAACGCCTCCTTCTCCTTGTCGAGAGCGGCCATGTCCCTTCGGATTTCCTTCAGCCGAGTGTATGCCTCGAACACCTCCTCGCTCACCTCGGCGATCTTGCCGTCCGTGTGGCGGTTGTATTTCAGCAGCACGTCCTGTACCGATACGGCGGCGGGCTCCTTTTTCCCGAGGATGTTGTCCGTCCAGAACCTTTCCACCTCCTCGACGAGCCATCCGTAGAAGTCGGGTACGAGGGCGAGGTCGCGGTAGCCGAACTCCCGGCCCTGTGTAAGCCAAGCGATGCTCCCCGTTGTCAGCTCTGCACCCCCGAGCTGATATTGAACCTGACAGAACCAGTGCTTAGGGAGGTCGTCCCCGTCGATAGCCATCTGTGTGGTCTTGCATTCTAGGATGCCCTTGTTGTCGCTGTTATGCTTCATGCCCTCCAGCCAGTATGTACGGTCGGGCGATACCTGAATGTAGGGGCGTTCGTTATTGCGGATGATCCAGTCACCCGTCGAACGCTTGATGACCTCGCGTCCCGTCGCGTCCTGCCAGAACTGCGACACGGCATCTTCGAGGTAGTGCCCGGCCTTCATGGCGAAGGTCTCCTCCTTGGGGGCGTCGAGCCCCATCTTGCGTCTCCATAATTGGTAGGGGGTTTCCCATGGGTTCAGCCCCACGATGGTGGCCACCTCGCTGCTGCCTATTCCCGACTTGCGATATTCGAGCCATTCGGCCCGGTTTTTCGGTCTGATTACTGTTGTACTCATGGTCTTGCTGTTTTTACGGTTATCTGTCGTTTTGGTCTGTCGTCCCAACCTTCTTGCGAATGAGATAGAAGTCGGCCCATAGGTCGGCGAATTGTCTGCCGCAGTAGACGGCCAGCGTGTCGCTTTTCAAGCAAAGGCGAGAGCCGATGTTCGCAAACGTATACGAGGGGGCGTAAGCCGAAGTCGCAAAGGCGAAGCCCGCAGACGCACCGTGATTCGCATAACCGCCGAACAGGACAATGTCCTTTCGCTCATCCTCGCTCATACGGGCGATCTCATCTTTGGTGTAGAGCCACAGATATGGGTAATAACGCCACTCGTCCTCCGTAAATTGAGGCTCCCAGCCCTCATTCAGGGCGGCGCAGATGATGCGGAGTTTCAGATATGCTACTATATCGCAGCTGTTGTAAGCTGCAGCGCCCTCAAGGAAACTGTTGAAAATCTCGTTGTACTGTACGACCATAGGGTGACATTCTCCGAGTTCATCTAATGCGTCATCAAAGGTTTTGATGCGCTCCGTGATGTCCCTGGGCTTGAAAGTCTCCGCCCCAAATAACTGCTCCAGCACCTTCATCGTGCTGTCTGCTCCAGCCTCGCGTGCCGTGGCGTATGCTGCGAGGATGTTCTCTTTTTTGATCTCAATCTTTTCCATTCTGTTGTGATTTTAATGGGTTGTTACTTGTTATCCTTGATTTCGCCTGTTTCGGCGTCCACTCCGGCGGGAACTGATGCGGTCGTTGGCGCTGCTCCTGTCGCCTGTGCCATGGCTGCTGCGGCCCTGTCCTGCGCCGTCTCGGCCTTCTTCTTGGCTGCTGCTTCCTGCCGGGCTTCGGCAGCAGGGTTGATGAATGTCTCCTGCACTGTCGTCGTGCCCTCGTTGATTGCTGTGAGTGTTGCTTTCAGCTCGAAAAGCCGCTCCTTATCGATTTCTGCCACGCTGCGGATGCCGAGGTAATCGCAGAGCATCTTCTCCGTCACGCCGCGCTTGGCGTAGTTGGCGATGCAGTTCTGTCGTGCCGTCTCCACGTCGATAGACTGCCCGAGGGCCACCAGCTTCACCTCGTTGATGACCTTCTTCGTCACGGCCTTCGGAATGACGGCCAGCACGGCGTTGCGGAAGGCGATGGATGCGGCGGCATTTCCTGTCACGACCTGCATGTCCTCCGAGTAGGGTTTCCCGTACTTGTCTGTGATGCGGCGCTTGACCTCCTTGCTCACGGCAAAGTTCGTTTCGAGGTCATGGCATACGGCTTGTGCCGTTATCATGCGCCCGTCGTTGCCGATGATGCGCGTCTGCACGCGGAGATTCCCCCACGCCCCGGCGATGATTTCCGCCATGCGCACCGATAGCCCCTCGATGACGCTTGTCTTGCCGTCTGCGCCTTTGCGTCTCAGGACGTAGAAGCAGTCCTCCGCCGTCTCGCGGTCCATCGTGGCGTAGGTCGCAATCTTGTTCAGGGTAGTGTTCAGGTCACGCGGGTACTGCTTGGCGGTGGCTACCTGTATGTCCACCTCCGCTCGGTTGATTGCCTGAAGCATGTCGGCCTGCTTCACTTCGATAATCTCGTTCATGTCTGTTATTGTTGATTATGCGGGGTCTGACAGCTTTCCCCATTGCTTTTGTCGTCCGATAGGAAGTAGCGCGAGTACCGGACGGTCTTGCCGGTTATCCGGCTCACGCTCTCCTCGATGCGCTTGGCTATGTGCATCCCTTCGCGTCGAAGGTCGCGGATGCGAGATGCCAGCCGGTAGCATCCGAAGTCCCGCAGGGCTTCAAGCGGCGTTATCGAGCCGCCTTCAGTAAGCCGTCTGCGGATGAGGTTCTTGTGAGTGTTTGAGTTTGTGTCGGCCATGGTCATTATTGTTTCTTGTAGGTTGATACATAGGTTGCCGCCTCGCTCCTGATTTCCCGGTTGGTCTTCACCTGCCGTTCGAGGAGCCACTCTTCGAGTTCGGTTTTCCGGAAGTAGAGCTTACGATTCTTTTTGTAGTGGGGGATGGCTCTCCGGCTCGTTAGATTGTAGATATGGCTCTCACTGTATCCAGTGAACGCCGCTGCCTCCGTGATGTCGAGTACCGTCTTCGAACTGATGAGTGTCAGCCGCTCGATGCGGTCGAGCCTGTTGTTGATGTCTTCCATGTTGCTCATATCTCTTCGTCCTTCATTTCTTCGTAAAGTTTCTTCGGAAGCATTCCCCGCTTATCAAGGCGTTTCCCGGCGAGAACGCAAAGCCCGATAACTACCATCGCGCCCAGCTTGTAGAGGCAGAATGTTCCGAACGGCATATCGTCACTCTCTCCTGCCAGAACCATAAAGGCAAAGAATCCGATGCCGAACAACGTGTAGAACAACACCCATTTGCCCAGTTCCGATAGCCTGTTATTTGTTGCTTTCATCGCTTTTCCAGTTGTTTGTCCCAATTTGTATGATTTCCTGATACTGCGTCAGCAGTTTTATCAGCCGCCTGTTTTCCGATGCGAGCGTTCTGTTTGCTCTTTCAAGTTCCTGCGTATAGCGTTCAGGTGTCTGCCCCGTCCGTCTTACAGAGACTTCCACTTCTCCGATTTCAGGCTTGAGCTCGTCGTCGATGTTTATCTCGACCGATATTTTATTCTGATGCGTCAGAGTGTCAGTCGACTTCTCCCGTACCGTCAATTTCGAGGTCTTCTGTCGTTTCGCAGCCCTTCGTTCCCAATATCTTTCCTGGTACTTTTTGTCGTACAGGTACTTCTCATGGCGGGCGGCTGCGCTCAAATTCATCGTACTCATATCCGTTTTTCCTCCGCTTTCAGACGTTTCTCGACACGCTTCCGGATAACGTATATTGTCCCTTCGGATTCAATGCCGTACTTCTTCATCAGGTACTTGTTCACCTCCGTCTTGCTCTGGCCCTTGACGGCGACGAGGCTGTTGTACTCGGTGTAGATGGCGATGTCCCGCTTCTCCCGCCGCTCCTGCCCCATTGTCTGTTTTCTGATTTCAGCCATACTCTTGAAATTTATTCCGGTTTTACTTATTGGTTTATTTCCGATTTTATTTATTATTTCATATCTTTGTGCGGTTACTCAACCGTAACACGATGCAAATATAAACAAAGTTTCGATATTGCGGACTTTTATCGACACAAAATTTCGGAAAAATTTTAAGAGGTTACGTTATATGTCTGATATTCAAAGAATTAAAAAAGTAATTAACTGGCTGATATTTCAGGAGGTGGCAGAGAGCGAAAAGCAGCTCGCAGACCTGTTGGGGTATACCAAATCCTCGTTTTCGCAGATTGTGAACGGAAAAGTGCCGCTATCCGAGAAGTTTGTCAAGAAGCTTTGCGGGTTGGATGAAAATATAAACGAAGTTTGGGTATTGAAAGGTGAGGGTTCGATGTTTAAGAATAATCCGAACGGTTTACAGATGGTCGAAATACCCCGCGAAGCATGGAGCGTAATACAGACGCAGGCCGAGAGCTTATCCGCCCGGGACAGACAGATAGACGAACTTATCGGACTGCTGAAAGATCAGCTCCGAGAAAGCAAAAAAACGGATGTCCGGCAGGGCGGCAGTGTAACCTCTGCCGTTGCAGGATGACCTTCATAGGCAAAATCCCCCTATACTGATATGGAAATGAAAGACCGGTTACAGGAGATAATGGAATACAAGACGGGCGGCAAACAGACCCCGTTTGCAAAGATGCTGGGTTGGACACCGCAGTATCTGAAAAAGCTGTTGAGCGGCGGTAATTTCGGTCTGCAACCTGTCATCACGCTGCTTGCCGCCTTCCCTGAGATAGATGCCCGTTGGCTGCTACTCGGTGAAGGACGGATGCTTTCTCCAGGAGCGTACACGGGCATACGGCAGGAGATGTACGCCCACATACAGGGAGTGCTCGAATTGGAAAGATTCCTACCTTACATGAATCCGAACGAGCTGCACGAGTTCGAACAGTCCGTTGTCATGGGCAAAGTTCCTGTTTTCAGCCCCGATACGGTCGCCGGATGGCAGGGACGAGCAGACGAACACGAAAAGGAAATGAACGTGAAATTCGCCACCGCAAGCGGGAAATCTGACGATTTATGCAGACAGAAGAAAGCAAAATGATAACGAAGCGGTTCTTCGAGGCTCTGTACGAGTTGAAGCATCGCCGCATAATACGGGGCAAGCAGACATTTACTACCCGATACGGGATAAACCGTTGGAATCTGAACGCCCTCGAAACTGGCAAGTCGTCACAGATCAGCGTCCAGCTCGACTGGCTGGTATTCCTTGTCCGTGACTACGGCATATCCGCCCGTTGGCTACTGACGGGCGACGGAGATATGTTCGCCCGCACAAATCCGATTTCCGTGAAGCCCTAATTCTTGTGGCTGGGGAGGATGTTCGGAATGCGCTGCACCGCTGCCTGTTTGTTCTTGTCGAGCACTTTGGCGTATATCTGTGTGGTTGAGAGTTCCCGGTGGCCAAGCAACTTGCTCACGGTGTAGATGTCCGTTCCGAGGTCGAGCATCATCACGGCGAAAGTGTGCCGCCCGCAATGGAATGATATTTTCTTGTCGATGCCCGCACGCAGTACCCAGTTCTGTATGGTTTTGTTCGTGCAGTCGGGCGTGAACACGTCAGTAAACACCGGGTCATCGGCCTTTCTACGATCTCCCATGAGGTCTGCCGCCTGCTGTGTGATGTCGAGGTATTCCTGCCCTTTGGTCTTCTTCTGTCGGAAGATGATGCGCGTAAATTCGCCCTGCTGATGCACATCGCCCCATGTGAGTTTCAGAATGTCGCTGCGGCGCAGTCCCGTGAGGCATGAGAACAGGAAGGCTCTCCGCACACCGTCGTACTCGCACGGGGTATTGACAAGCCGTTGCAGTTCTTCGAGTGTGAGGTACATCCGCATTCCTTCCTCTGCCTGAAATCCCTCAATGCCACGCATGGGATTGCGGGCGATAATCCTTTCGTCGAAAGCCTGATTCAGACACGCCCGCAGCTTGTTGAAATACGACAGCTTGGTGTTACGAGACAGCGGGTATTCCTTTTCCCTGTGTCTGTTGTCGTGCGCCCAAGCTACTGCCCGTTTGTCGAGATAGTCCCGAAATCCCTGCACCCACTCTGGCGTGATGTCCGCGAATGTTATCTTCTCCCGTTTCTCATAGATGCGCAGATGGTGAAGGCATGAGTACCAGTTGCCCCAGTTTCCTCGGCTTTCTTCCCCGAGCCGCTTTTCGCACATCGCCCTGTAATAGTCAAAGAACAGCGTCTCTGAAGCGTAGTCGTTCTTGAAGCCGAACTCTCCGTTCCGCAGCTCCACAACCCGTTTTGCCTTGATCGCCTCGGCGAGCTTCATTGTCTCCCGGTTCTTCTCTTTGTCTGCCCGTGTCACCTCGGGAACGAGGTAGAGCTTCAGGTACTCGTATGACCGTGCCCCGTTCAGGTAGATGTCGAGGTATAGGGAGGTGCGCCCTGTACTCATCGTTCGCTTCCGTAGCCGTATCGGTTCTTTTGAATCTCCCATATTGCTTCTATTTTGTTGCTTTTGTTGTTCAATCTATGGCGAGCAACAAACCTGCAACAAATATAGAGGAAATAGGGAGTAATTCAAAACAAATAACGGAATTTTTTTCGTGAGCGTTAAAGGGTTGTTTTTGTTGGAGTTATTTGTTTGTTTTTACTCCGTATTTACTTTGAGTTCCTTTTCCGATTTTAGCTCCTATTTGCCGATGCAGAATGTAAGGTAACGATTGTATGTATTTGATATTGTGAGATTTGCCTAATTTGGTGCTGTCAGATAGCAACGGAATAGCAACGCTTTTGCGGAAATCTGTAACAATCGTATAGCAAAAACGGCCTCCGACCGATTTGTTTTTCCGTTCCAAATATAGCTCAATTTTTCGTTGGTTGTTACTTCTCCTGTGATGTCTCCCATGTCGTGGATAGCTTCTCCGATGTCCTGTGTTATGAAGTCTCCCAAAGTTGACATGTAGATAAAACAAACCCCCAGCAGTAGCAAGACCTGCCGGGGGCATTCAACGCAACCGATATAACGAGTATACCAGTCTGTGCAAAGATATGAATTTTGTTTTTATTTCTTGTCGGAGCAGTATTTGATTTTGAAAGCCTTTATGCGCTTCGATGTGTTCTCGTAACTGCTCATTACCTTATCCGAATATGAGGACAGAGAACCGTCCGGATCTTTTGCGCTTTCATACATCGCATCCACATCCGTATATATGGAAACAATTTCATCGAATGCTTCTTTGTAGCTTGACGGATAATCCCGAAGTTCGTTAATGAGACTGTCAGCCTTGGCCATCTTTATTGTCAGTTCCTTGAAAGCGTCAGAAGACAGGATGAACACCTTATGTTTCGCTAATGCTTCGTTGAAGTCTGAACAATACTCCCCGTTATATTCATGGTCGTATATGGCTGTCCTCCACGTATCAATGTAGGTGCTCGAAATCGCTGCACTTCCTCCTGTTATTTTCTCCATGCATTCTATGGCATCGTCTATGTTCTTTTGATACCCCTGATTTCCGCATCCGAACAAGAGCAATACTGCAAATAAAATGGGTACTATCTTTTTCATGTCGTTATTGTTTTGTGAATGTATCTTCTAAATAAGAACTGCTCTCTGCATCTTGTAGTGTGATTGTATTGTCATTTACAATCTTGTACCTGTACTTTCCACCAGCATTCAATGCCCACGAATTGTTACTGCCTATACCGAATGTGGTTATAGTATTTTCTTCTACATCTATCGAAAAATAGAGATTTTCTGTGTTGTTGAAGTTCCCATAAGTGTATGAACGGTACATAGTGCCGTCAAGTTCCATACTCGCATAGCTATCGCTTGGAGGAGCAATGCTTGTTGGGGCATCGAATGGAGAGAATGTTATCTCTTCAGTAGAATAGACATTCCCACCTATTGATTTTTCACATACCCATGTTCCAGAAAGAACATTCAAGACTTCTTTCTCATGCTCGTTGAACCCGTTAAATTCCCCGTCGTCTTTGGAGCATGAGCCAAGCATCAGGATGACGGCAAGGATTGGTAGAACTTTTCGCATTATTCTTAATTTTAAGTTTCAAATTCCTATCCGTATCGCCTTGCCGTTGTTCCCGGATGCGCATAAAAAACGTGGGCATCCCTCGTTGGTAAAGAGGCATCGCCAAACGCCCGTAGCCCACAAGGAAAATGCCCACGCATATGACGTGGGCATCTACCATTGCTTTTAAGGCTACGTGAAATTTTGGCGATTTTCTTTACCTCAAAACAATAGCAAACGCTATACTTTTTCAATATGTCGCTCCAAAGGTACGCAATTTTTTCATATCGCGGCAACAATTTGCAGGATAATCATATAAACCGCCTGATAAGAGCCAAAAACGGCTTCCTAAACACATAGACCACAAGCACTACGAGCACGACCCAAAATCCCCTCATCTGTGTCTTCTGCCATTTGGTTAGCTCACGTTCTACCGGAACAATCTTCTCTACTTCAATATTACGGTAAATGATGCTGTCCTTACGCTCTTTCGGGACTTCAACGGGGATTTCCTTTTCCTGTGGTTTTGTCCTCAAATCATGGTAGAGCGTACCGTCAGAGTTAATCCGGGCATCGGATTCCGCAAAGTCATTTTCAAGGTGTGACGTGCTGTCACGGGTTGTCCGTTCCGCCGTCTGTGCCGGAATTTCAACCGTCACGGTGTCGTGTATGTATTCAACCGTTTTAACGACCTTTACACGCACGCTGTCGCTTTGGACAGTAGTCAGCTTCCGGCTTGTGCCGCAAGCCGTGAGAAGCAAAATTAAGGTGCAAATAAGGGCTGTTTTCATTGTTCCGAGAATGTTAGTGAGTTGATACGGTTTTTCCACCCTTTCAGGAAACGTGCCTGTGACGGGTCTCGTTTTACGATGTTCTCCACGAACTCGATGCGCCTGCTGTGGATTTTGGCGAACAGGCTGCGCTGTCCGGCTATGTTGATTGCCGTAAGGGTGTCGTTTCCGACAATGCCGTCCACGGCCACACCGAGAATTTTCTGCACCTGCTTGATTGAGGTTACTGTTCCCGAAGCCCAAGCCCAATCAACAACGATATCGGCTATCGATTGGTTCTCGATGTCGTCAGCTTTCCACTTGTCCCAGTATCCGCTCTTGAAGATGTGCAGCCATTGTTCATCCGTGATGTTCTTCAACTGCTCGACCGTAGCGTCCTTTCCGTAGAAGTTCCTGAATGTACCGATAGTGATACCTTTGTTCGTTGCGCCGCCCCTGTCCAGCGGATCATCAACGAAACCGCCCTCCCAGTGGAGGATAAACGGCTTCAATAGTTCTGCCTTTGCCATATTGATAGTTATTTGGAATTGTTAGTAGTGTTGTCTATTTTCTTTTTACGCTCGCTCAAAGCCTTGTTGATACCGCCTCCGGCCATGAAACCGCCGATACACAGCATGAACAGTCCCAAAGCGTCAAGGTCTGTTTTAAGGTAGCCGTTGGTACAAACGTCCCATACCAAACAGAAGCACACGCAGAAGCCAATCAATGCGCCAACAATGCTTGACAGCACGAGTGCGAAAGACTTGCTGCTGTCAAGACTGTTCGCTTTTATCAGACTTTTCAGATATTCCGTTATTCCCATCTTCATTTATGCTTGGATAATATTTGTCATATTCGTGGTTGGCGAGTTTGACGAGACGGCAATAATCCCTCGGAGGCATACGTTTCAAACATTCGTCATCAGGACGCACACAGATATTGTGTTGTGCTTCCATGAGTTTCAGTTTCAATTCGTTGTTCTCACGTACAAGTTCATTGTTCAGCCTTTCCAACTCATGCTTGTCAGAATAGAGGTTGTCGATGCGTTGGTTAAGCTCGTTGATTTTCCTATCCTGCTGTTCGATACGTTGTTTCAGGCTGTCAACGAGCTGTCTCATAACGTTAAGCTCCTTTTCTTCAGCTTCTATGTTCTTTATGCGCCGTTCAGGCTTCATGAAGAACAGGAACTTTATCAATCCTATGCCACCGAGTGACGATACCACAAGGACTATAATCTTGACTATCTCGTTCAATATTTCCATGCCTGTAAATTGATATTCGTTTTATGCGTTCAAAGATACTATTAAAGTACTTAATAAATACGCTATTGCGGCAAAAAAATCAGTTCGTAATCCCCAGCCAGTCGTTTATATTCAGTATAAGGAACATGAATGAACCGTCATTGCGACTTGCATCGTCACTTGTATTTACGGTTATATACGATGAATATCTGCCTATTACTGTAGCCTTAATCGGTGCTTCACTACTGCCCTGAGAATATCCTAATCCAGTAACAATAGCGATACAGTCATTTGCCGAATTGAACCAAGTGGAACTGAAATTCACCCGGTATTGACCTTCCCCTGTTCTTGATACGCTCATGGTCGTTCCGTCAAAAGTCTTGTAGCTTATGGAGGTTTCCGAACTTGATCCGGTAACGATACCCATAGCAAGCGCATTGAGTTTACGGCCATATCTCGATGTGGTCATAAGGTTTATCCTGTTGAGCACTATCCAGCCATAGAACTGCGTGGATGTGCCGTAACCGATAAGCTCTACACACTCACGTGACAGCCTCAGGTAGTTCTTTGATATTCCGTTCTCATAGAAATACTTTCCTGTCGGTGCCGTGTACTCAATCGTCCCCTGCGAGTATTGGCTTCCCCAGCGGTAATTCGTGATGCACATCCTACGTCCGCTCTGCTTCACGTCCCATTCCAAATTTCCAGTCGTAATCCAGCCTCCGCCTACTGAAATGGTCGCTACGTTATCGTGCGTGGACTGCTTGCCTCCAACCACGATTGAGTCTGTCTCCTGTACGAAAGGATTTCGCAATGAACCTTGCAGTAAGACATCCGTAAATGTACCTCCCTCGAAAACCGCATTACGTCCCTTTACGGTGCCGTCTTCGGTAGTTTGGAAGTTGCCGTTCTTCGAATAGATGTTCTCGACAAGCAGATTTTCGGTATCAATCAAAGAGTTCTTCAGGTAGCCTCCCTCTATGATTGTCTCTTTCATTACTGCATCCTGTTTGAGCTTGCTAAAATCACCGTTGATGAAGTTGTTAAGGCTGCTGTCGTCCGTGTATTTTGAAGCCTTGACCCAATCGGATGAGTAATAGCTTCCCGATGCCCTTGAAGTCTTACACCGCATTATGTCGCCTGCTGTGCCCTGTACCCACAAATCCCCGATATCGTATGGCGGATAAGGTGTCGATACAAACACACGTCTTTTGCTGTCAGCCGTATCCTGTGCCTGTCCTGCTTTGGCAAGGGCCTCTACTGTGGCCGTGTCCGTTATCTCGACCCATGAAAACGTGCTTCCTGATTTTGTCCATCTCCATGAACGCCCAGTTTTCAGATTTGTAAACGTATCATTCAGATGCTTGTTTTTCTCCTCTGTAGTGGTCCATTGAGATGCAGGAACATTCGATGTAGTAGGGTTGTACTCATAGAAGAAGCTCTCTATTGCCCCGTCTATCTGTGATTGCAGACCGCCTACGGCTTCCACGAACTCCTGCGCCTGCGTGTCGATACGCTCGTTCAGCTCATCTTCCAAATCGCTGACGTTCTTATCCGTTCCGTTTGTGCTCCTGAACCTTATGTTTCCTCCGATTATGGAGTTTGCCAAGTCGAAATACGTCTTTCCGTCAGCAGAAACAATCTTGTCTGTTGTGATACGTCCGGGCAGAACTTCGGTAAAGCCGTACAGCGTAGCAAAGGAACGTTCCCCGTCATACTCGCTGTTGAGCACACCAACAAGCAGATGGTAATATCCCGATACGTCATTCATGCCTATTGCGGTCGGAGAAAGCACAAATTCTCCCGTACCCGTGCCTGTCGGCACTTTGGCATAGAAGTAATACTTCTGTGATATTTGGTCGAGTACGGGGCTTGTATAGCCGCTCATAGTCCAATGCTTGTACGTGTTCTTATCACGGCTTGAGGTTATGGTGTCGATGCCGAGCGTCATGTGCTGCAATACGGTTGCAGGGGCTATGAGCTGCTTCGTTTCCTGATTGTACGTGATGTGGTACTGTATCGGGTTAAGGCTGCTGTCCACGAAGCGGAACTGCAAACTCTCGTCCCCGACAAGCATGGCCATAGTCTGTACCGCAATCGGATTGATGCTGTTCGTGAAGTTCTCAAGCAACGCCTGTTCGAGCATGTCTATCGTTTCCAAAGAGTCCCTGAACCTGCGTTTCGTGAACTGAATGATTTTCTTTTGGTTCTCATCCACAATAACGTTACCGTTCTCCAACTCGTTCAGAGTGGAGTTAAGGCTCTTTCCCGATACGCTGTTTGACAACTCCACCGTAGGAGCATACGGAGAAGTGAGATAGTCCTTTATGCCCGTTATCCTGATTTTCACACCGTCAGGCGCAAACTGATTGTCCGTAAACAGAACGTAACCGCCCACAACGAGCTTGCCGCCGACCTTTAGCCAGTTACGTTTTGCCCACATGCCCTGCAACTCTCCGCTGAACGTGAATTTGGTGTCCTCGTTCTCGTACAGATACCGGGCGGCTTCACGGAACATATCCCACGATGCGCCCGTCTTTGTTGCGTTGTCACAGATGTAGGCATCAGGAAGCATACATCCGAATATGGCGTAAGTGTCGCCCTCGTGAGGTATATACACGCCTCCGGGCATGGTCAGCCCGTCTATCTCTTGCGGGACAATCTCAAACCGTCTTTCGGCGTGGTTGTACTTCAACTCGAAAGCCTTGTCATCTCCGGCCAGCATACCGCTCTGAAAGATGATGGTCATGTTTTCGCCCTCGATGAGATAGTCATTGTAGTTCAGGTTTTCGGGTATGGTGTTGTCTATGATGTCATAGAAGTTGTTGGCTTCATCTATGACCTCCACTTTCGTAACCTTGCCGACACGGGACGGATATATCTCCGAACAGTCCAGACTGTCCTCATTGTTGTAGAGTACAGCCTTATCCTGCCTCCTGATTGAATAACCGTCAGCATCTGAAATGTAGGTGCGACCCTCGTATTCCAAGGTCTGCGATTTCGGAAGAAGAAGCTCTGCAGATCCGTACTTTGAGCGGTCTATGTTCTGCGAGCCTCCCTGAACAAAGAGGATTTCAACGGGACGGCTTCCCGTCTCAGTAGTGCGCCCCACACCCGGGACAAAGCCGTTACCCTTGCCATAAGACAAAGGTAACGGGTCGTCCTTGAAATATTCGACTTTCTTCAGGTGTATGGTCTTGCCGACTATCTCCCATTCGGAGTTGAACGTATCCGCAACGCTTTGCAGCGCATCGCTCACAAACGAATGGTCGAATGCGATAGTCTTCTCGGTTGATACGATACAATCCCCAACGGCCCAACCGCTGTCACGCTGGTTGAGATTGTCCACGATTACCTGAATGTACTCCTTGGGAGTGGCG